CGCTATGGAACGGGCTTTGGGATGAGTGGATACCCGAACTACGTACTCAATTGCTACGACACGGGCAACTTTGGCGCGCTGCTTATCTCCTTGCCTGTGAGCGAAGGATTCAACCTAACATACTCCAAAGTGTTAAACGATATTGGCACAATGGCCTTTACAGTCCCGGCAGATGGGCAAGATTGGAATACAATTTTTGCCGATGACAATATCATAGACTTATTGAGAACTGACCCCAACGGAAACTTAGTTGTTGAGGAAAGTTACTTCGTGGTGCTAAGAGACCATTTCGTAGCGACTGACGGGGATAGGTATGTCATTGGCGGGTATTCGTTGAATGAGTTGATTCGCCGCGCTGTAGTAGACCCTGCTGATGATAGCGTACAACCTAATGGTGGTTTTGTCACCAAAGCAGGCGATGTTGTGCAAGTGGTTCGTGCCTACGTGCGAGAGAATATAGGCGATTTAGCCAGCGCCGCAAGAACAAGGCCGCGCTTTAGTGTGCCTGTACAACCCAATACAGGTTCAAACATTGGGGCGAATTTGCGCTATGAGAACCTATGGGATGAAATGCAAAAGCTAGCCGTAGCAGGCGGCATAGAACTCAACATCGTACACGATGGCAGTGGTAATATTGAGTTAGAGCTTGCCAGAATTGGCACAGATAGAAGCGTGACAACCAACCCAATTCCGCCCTATCTGGTATTTGACCCAAGGCGCGGAAATTTGTTTAACCCCCGTTTGCTGATAGACCGCAAGCAAGAAAAGAATTTTTATTATGTTTTGGGCGAAGGGGATGGCGCGAATCGCCCGATGATTCCCGTTGTTTCTACAGCCTCAAACGATACGATTTACGCTAGACGTGAAGCAACAGTTGATGCTAGAGATGCCTCGCGTGGTGATACAACGGTTATGCTCACCAGTGGCGCGCAAGCCCTACTAGATAACCGCGCCGTGATTGAATTTTCTTTTGACATTCTACCTGATATTGATGGCTCTATTTACCGCCGTGATTGGTTCTTTGGGGATACAGCGACCTTCATTTGGGATAATGTGCAGTACGATAGGCGCATTACAGAACTTGAAGTATCTTTAGATGAGTCGGGCGAAAATATGTCAATAAAACTCAGTGAGGTGCTCTAATGGCCTATAAAGCAGGCGATGTTGTTAAGGCGCGTTTTGCCTTGCTGAAACAAGATTTATTACGCCAGCAGGCGCTCGTACAAGAACAGAAGCGCAAGACTGAACGCTCTATGATTGGTTGGAGTTTCAACAACTACGAACTTGCCACCGCGCCATTAGCGGCGCAAGGTATGACGGGCTATGCAGTGGCCTTTATCACGGATGGCAGAAAGCAAGGTGAAGGCGCTGGCAATGGGACTGGCGTGCCTTCGTATTACGACCCTGATACCGATAGCTGGTTAAAATTCTCAACAGATACGGCGGTGCTAACATGAAACTGAAACAAGGCGGCATAGAGGTTATTAGCTTGGAAACCCGTGATGGTATGAAATTACCGCTTAAAGGCGCGTGGCTAGATTTTGGCTTTTCTAACTTTGGCGCGGCAGCGATTGAATGGCAATCCCAAACAGGTTACAAGCGCAATGGTTCACGGATTATTGACTATCGCTTACTGGAGCGCCGTTTCAATGTCTTGCTCGGTGGGAGTGAAGTCAATAACCAGCGCTATGAATATTGGAATCAACGGGCGGAGCTTTTGAATATCTTGCGGCCTAATCGTGGCACAGGGCACAACGAATTAACGCTTACCATTTCGCGCCTTGATGAGAACGGCAACCCTATCAAACGGGCGATTAATTGCGTTTATGAAAGCGGCGCAGAGTTTGAAGATTTTGACGAAGATAGCAACCAGTTTAGGGTAACCGCAGGCTTGCAGTTTATTGCCAATAACCCACTATGGTTTAACCCTGCTTCAATTAGTTTGGAACTCGTTGCTAGCACGAGCGAAGATTTGGTTTTTCCGATTACCTTTCCCATTATCTTTGGGGCAAGTGGTTCGGTATTTGCCACAGGTGCTTTAGATTATGAAGGCACATGGCGCGCATACCCAACTATTACCCTAGAAGGCCCGTATGAGAGCGCCCAATTAGTGGATAATGGCACAGGTGCAACGATTACAATGGGTGTACCGATTTCCGCAGGGGGAAGTCGCATTATTCGCTTATCCGAAAATGGTTTTGAGATTGTGGACAATCTTGGGAATAGTGCTTTCTCGGAATTGTCCAGCGATTCTAACCTAATTGATTTCTACATTCCCACAGTCGGGCAAGTGATTAGCGGCGGCTCACAGAGTATCACGGTAACGCTGGTTGGTGGGGATGGCAGTAGCGGCGTAACGATTGATTATGACGAGATGTATTATGGTATTTAAGGGAGCTAACTAATGGTTACACCGACTGAGCGAAGCATACCCTTTGATGGAACTGGGGCAGATGCAGGCCCATACGACAGCGATTATTTTGGCAGAATGCTAGAGGCCATGATTGGTAGCTATACGCGCCGCACAACAGCAGGTATTTTGCTAGGTGTAGGTGATGGCACAAACGAAAGCTTGCTAGTGACTGAAACTAGCCCAGCTTCTTTGGGCGTAACGGTTTACACAGGTTGGGCGGTAGTGAATGGTAGAATGTATCAATTGACAGCGGATACAACCGTTTCTATTCCACAAAATACCGATGGCAGTGGTGATGACCGCATTGATTCAATTGTGGCACAACTCAATATTACCAATCGCGAGATTAGGCTTGTCGATAGGCAAGGGACTGTAGCGCCGTCTCCTGTAGCGCCTACGCTTACCCAAACCTCAACGGTCTGGGAGATACGCCTTGCTAACGTGCTTGTGCAAAATCTGGCAATACAGATAGACAATGCCGATATTGATACCACAGTACGCGCCTATGCCCGTCAAACATTGGTAAAAGAGGGCGGATTAGCGCCGCTAACATCAGTTGCCGATGGTGAGCTCCCAATGGGAATTAGTGCCGATAATTACGGCCTTATACCTGCTATTTCCGACTTCGCTTGGCTTATTGGTGACAGCGCCAAAAGCCCGAAAGCACGCTTTGTTTCGATGCAGCCGCATATTATTGGAGGGAATACGGGGGTTGCATTGGGCACAAGCGCGGCAGGAACGGTTATTCCACTAGCCTCTCCTGCTGTTCTAAACCCGAATAGCTGGATTTCATCCATTGCATCCAATCAATTCTTTCTAACGGCGGGTTATTATCTAATCTCGGCTATTTGTTGGATAGAGAATGTTTCAGGCGCAGCGCGTAATAATTTAATCTGGATACACAACGCCACTACAACCGCCGTTGCCGCTGAGGGTATAACCTCAGTGGGGAAAACCATTGCTGAGAATAGCTATCCTGCTTTTATCAATCGGCAGGTTGTACAGAGCAATGGAACAGATGCCTTTGAACTTAGAGGTTTTTCAAGCGGCGCGCTTACGAACGCGGTTGCAGGGCAATTGACACCGAGCCTGACGGGCGGCGTTGCATCGTTCCCACGCCAAATCTTTATTCAGAAAATCAAGATATAAGGAGCATTCTCATGCCTGAATTATGGCAAGCACTCACAAAAGGCGGTTATGAAGTTGCTTTACATTATCAGATTCGCAAAGACTACCCAGCTAACCCCCTTGCGGACAGTCTCGAATGGTATCATCCAAGCGATGCCTACCCAACTCAAATACAGGTAGATGCTTGGATGGCACTGGTTCAAGCTGAGGAAACAGCCCAAAGCAATCTAAACACCGCCCAAAGCGGCCTAAAAGACAAAGCAGCTTTAGCTAAAACCTATGCGAGCGAAATTAAAACGCTATGGAATGTTTGTCTTGACCAGCTTGAAACAAATAGCTCGCACCCGACAAGGTTTAACGCAGTCAAGGCGGCGGTGGATGCTTTGCCGACTGCCTTAAAGAATCGCGTCAACAAAGGCACGCCAGACCCCCTTAACGCCTCAACAGATGTGTTAAGGGATGCTTATGTTGACCATGTTCATTTGGTTGCTGTTTCGCTGGCATTGTTATTATCGCGTGCCTGAATGCAAATTCCAGCTTCCAAGCGGCTAAAGCTCTCTCCTTAGTTTGTTTGGTAGCTGCAATTTGTGCTTAGGGATTGACACTTAGCAAGGGACAAGTCATGAAACTAATCCGTAGGTATAGATATTTTTCGGGCGGCAGGCCTGCTATTAGCGTTTCGCCTAGTTCATGGGACTTCGGTGCTACGTCTGTTGGCACGCCTGTTACAAAAGAGTTCACAATTCAAAATACGGGCACGGCAACGCTTACCATTGGTGATAGAAGCTACCCAAGTGGTTATAGCGAATCCGTTGCCTTGAGCAGCGCGAGTTTAGCGCCCGGTGCTAGCGCCACATTCACGGTGCAAGCGACTGCGGTAACGGGGCAAATATTTAGTGGCAATATTTCGATTGCGAGTAATGCGGCGAGTAGCCCGACACTGGTAGCGGTTACAGTGAACGTGACGCATCTGTTTGAGGATGAGTTTATCACCGCAGATGCCGCGCCACTCACTAGCCCACGCACTGCTGAACCGGGGCCGGGTAGCTGGACAGTAACCAATGGCGCTAATTTGTCCATTAGTAATGGAAAGCTAGTGCGTTCAGGTACGGCAACATTGGCCTCTGTTGCCACTTACGCACGAACGAATCTAGCTTTTTACATGCGCCACTTAGCAACCGCTGCCGATGGGGCTTTAATTGGCTTCTCTGCAAATGGTATCCATTTACAAAGCGGCCTTACCATCGGCATTGCATCAGCTGCGCCAACAACAGTCGGAACGGGGATTTTTGTCTTTATAGATGGCCTATTCCCCAACTCTTGGGTTGATGTATTAGTGATTGAGCGCCCTTCAGGCGGTGTTTGGATGTACTTGCGCGGCGCGAATTATGGGCGTTGGCAGTTGGTTTGGGTATCTATAGCTGAAACGTCTACTCCCCTTTATGCTTTTTACAAAGGCGCAGTTGGTGACGTTGGGTTGTCGGACGATGCGTTTCTAACTCTCGCTCCTAGCGAATTTTTAAGCCAATTTGGGAATGCTTTGCACTATGAAGCTTCCCCCGTTGCAGGCTTAACAAGCGCGGCGGCAAAGGTATTTCAAGAGATAAGCTGGACACCTGCTAGCGCTGAAATCCTTGAGATGACCTTAAACGAAGTTGACTCAAACAATAAGATTATTCTGCGCTGTAATCAAGCAGGCTCAACAATTGCCCTGATTAGCAAAGTCGCAGGCGTAGAAACAAGTTTGCAAAGCGCCGCGCAGACGTGGACAATTGGTAGCCCATACCGCGTGATTATGGTCAATCATCATTACTTGGGCGGTACACGCCTTAATGCTGTGGTGAACAACAATACGCTTTTAGCCGTTGCCTCTCCGATTACCCCCACAATGGCTTATGCGACAGGCTGTAGAATATCAGGATTCACAACGGCTACCGACTGGGCTGTCTGGCAAGTTGAACCAATAGAATTGCCTGCGCCATTTAGTGACACGGGTTTTAGTCAGTTCTGGACATACGGCGATAGTAAAACCGATGCTTACAAGGTACAGGCGCGTTTAACGACATTACTTGAGGACGATAGCGGTAATCGCTGGATTTACGATAGCGTGGCACGTTCAGGCTATACGGTTGCATTGCAAGCTGCACAAATTGCCACCGACTTGGCAAATGTTGCGAGTTCGGTCAATCCGTCTTTTGTGATAATTAATCTAGGTAGTAATGACGCAGGGTCTTTGCCATCAGAAGCGACTTGGAAAGCCAATTATCGCATTATCATCGAGGCGATACACGCCAAATGGTCTAACGCCACAATCTATCTTGCCAAGCCTGTGCGATTATCAGGTGCGCCACCGAGTACACCCGTTGCGGCGGTTGCTACCATGCACGGTTACATCGATGGACTTATTGCTGAGTATGCGTATGTCGAAGAAGGGTTTGATGAAATAGACCTCGAAAACGGCGATGGATACGTGACCTATTTAGCGGATATTACGCATCCGAATAATGCAGGTTACGCGCAATGTGCTGTTTTACAAATGACAGCAATGGGCTTGTGATAGCTTCGCTAACTGTTGGTATAAGGCTCATTCTATAAGGCGAGGAAACGATGAAAGACAATCTAACCATATCCAATTTCGTACTCGCCTTCGCTATCGTCTTTCTGCTACTACTTTTCGTCTATCTGGATGGCACAGAGGCAAGTGAGGCACGTTTGCGCTATACCCTAATTGACAAGCGCGCCTCATTCCTATTCAGCAATTATGATAGCTTGCCATTCACAATTAATCGTGAAATGTGCTGGAACGATGTTCAAGGCTTTTGTGATGTTGAAGGAAGTACGGACGAGCTTTACACTCTGATTGACTGGCAGATGCAAGCCTACGGCGCAATATACGAAGATGAAAGCGGTGCGTGTTTCTGGTGGATGTATCAAGCGGAGTGGGGCGAAGACGGCAATCCACACGTTGCAGAGCATTATTGGATTACTTGCCCGACATTAGATATTCCAGAGCTTTAGCTAGTCAGTAGGGCTAGATGCCTTACTTAGAGCATGTTAGCGGCGGCGCTATCCCCTCCGTTGTTAGCATGTTCTAAGTAGCGCGTCTACACAAAAACGAATACAATAAGGGGATAGGATTATGTCATGGAGTGCATTCTTGGAAACAATACCACCTGAAACGATGCTAGGGTTTACCATAACATTCGTTGGGATAATTTTTGCTGCTTTAGGTGGCGCAGGCGTTTTATTTCGCAACTGGTTTTTAGGCCGTTTGGAGATGGAACGTAAAACGAACGAACAGGCGATAGAAACCGCAAAAGCGAAAGTTGACTTGGATAGGCTTGATATTCAAAATCAGCTTGACCAGACCCAAAGCAGTCGTGAAATGCTACGTTTGCAAATGTCGGATAATGCCGAAAACCGCAAGGCTTTTCTCTCATTACTGGATACTATGCGTCAGGATATGAATTTACGTGATGCCCAACACGAGAAACACTTGGGCGAAATTACAGCCTCTTTTCGTGGTATTGAGGGTTTAGCCGCAAGCACTCTGGAATTGCTAAAAAGCAGTAAGGAGACGGGTGAGGCCATGAGTATCGGGCAGCGCAAAGTTTTAGACCAGAATGAGGAAACCCATCGCAAGCTAACCGAAATTACCAGCGATGTAGCGGCTATTGTGATAAAGCTAGAAAGTTTAACTGTTGGGCGTGCTGGCGATAGGCGCGTGATAGAAGAAATTCAGACATCGCTTTCTCAGTTATTGAAAGTAGTCACCCAACTGGATAGCGCAAATTTGAAAATCGCTGTTTCTACAGCGCTAGAGAAAACCCAACCGCTTGAGATAAACGAAGTGACAGAACAAAACAAAGAGTTTCAGGGGAAGCATGAGGGGCAATAAGCCCCTCTTAATCACTCAAATCTAGCAAATTCCCCATGATATTTGATAGCCGCTTTGCAGTACGCTTCGTAAGCCTCTTGGGGTGTATCGAAATATCCGAGAGCGATTTTCTTTTTATTCACGTTGATTTGCGCCTTATACTTACCATTAGGATGTAAGTAAACCCCTTTATACCCACATTTGTTATTGCTGCAAATTTTCCGATTTGCCATATTTTGGCCGTTAGTTGCCAGTCTAAGATTTTCTCTGCGATTATCTAGCCCATTTAGGTTAATATGGTCAACCATCTCGCCTTTTTTGAGTTTGCGCCCCAACATTCGCTCCATAATAACGCGATGAATCCGAACTGTTTGTCTTCTATTGATGGAAATACGTACTAGACGTTTTGCATATTGGACATTCACACCTTTTACAGCTAAAACACTCCAATCTACCTCTGCCAAATCCGCATCGCAATCATCCACTATTGTCACATATTTGCCGAAATTCTTTTTAGCTGTTTTGCCTAACACGATTTCTATAACCATTTCTTGCCTATCCTTTGATTAAGATGTACAATGGATAGCATAAAGCCTTCCTCAAAATTGGCTTATTGCGAACGCGCCCCTAAGCGCGTTTTTGCTTTATGCTACAGTCTAATTATAGCAGAAAACTGTGTTATACTCAAATAAAATCAGTAGAAATCTATTTTGCTGATTATCGCGCTTATGCGCCTCTTGAGCTTGCCCGTTTAACTATCCAATTAGAACAAAGGAAACTACCAATGACTAAAAACCACGCTGTATTCTTTATCCTTATCCTTGTGCTATTCGCCCTCCCCTTTGCTGCTATGGCGCAGGAAGGCGAAATTGCGCCTGCCGATGAGGTAGCATTGTTTGCTATCCCTCCGATTTTGCTAGGCTTGATGACACTGAATAACCGCAGTACAGAAGCACTTAAGCTATATCTCGCAAGCGCTAAGTTACCATTCACGCCCCCTGCCGATGTTCGTAGCTTACTTGTCCTTTTATTCTCTATTGTCTTTGGGATGGCAAGCGCCGCCGTTACACCTACTGCCCTAGATTGGTTAGGTGCTTCCTTCAATCCGATTGCCGCCGTTGTGGTGACGGGCTTTGTTGTATCGCTCGGTGCTGCTGCTTTCCAGATGGTTATGAGCTTGCTTGCAGGCTTGGGTAACAAATCGGTATATTCGACAACAACTACAATTAGCGCCCCACCTGCTGACAGCGCCGCGCCTAAAGAGGCTATGGCTGCTGTATCGGCACAAGTGGCAAAAGGTTAAACAGAAAGACCCCTCACAATGAGGGGTCTTTTTTGATTCTAGTATAGGCCGTTTCGGAATTGCACCGACTACTTAGCGGCGATTCCCTCCGCATTACGTCACTTTGACGACCCTAGCCTGTAGTCTAGCCTCATCCACTTGCTAGCTCACGTCTCTCCGATTGACTGCTGAGAGCTTCCTCCTTGCGATGAATACGGGATTTGAACCCGTGACTCCACTTAGACAGAGTGGTGTTTTACCCCTAAACCAATTCACCGTACACATTGCAGGGAATTGAACCCTAACGGCGTGCTAATGGACTTTGTGGGAGTCGAACCCGCTTCAACAGCTTTCGCCGTTTTACCTGCGTTGTACACCGCAGAAGCATTCCGAATGCAAAAGCCCATAGTTGGCAAAATGGCGAGTTTGTTTTACTAATGACTTCGTCAGAAGTGCACGGGATAAGATAAAAGGTTCTCGCCATTTGCGGATATTGTAGCATACAACTCAGAATAATGCAGGTTGCTTTTCTTGTAAAACACTTTCAAAAAACCTACGCATATTAATCGCACTATCCACAGCTAAATCTATATCTGCGTGTTTCTTATCACGCAATTGCACCCAGCGCCCATACTTAAAAAACTTGCCCCGTGACGCTTCTCGCACAAAACCATTTGCATCCAAGCTAGACATTACCCCTTTAGCCCCGTTCACTTTGCGAATTAAATCAGCTTGACGCCTGGGAGAACCGCCTAATAAGTGGATTTTACGACCTGCAATCTGTTCTAATGGCGGTATATACCCTGCATAGGTTTTAGCAGGCACACTGATAGCGATAACAGATGAATCAGGTGCATCTAGGATAGCCGTCTCGTATTTTGGGCATACCAGAATTTCAGGCACGCCTAACGCCTGTAATTCCCCTACCCTATCCCAAATCTCTTGACGCTGATTAGGGCTTTCAAAGTCGGGTACAAGTGCCATCGTGGGCTGATAGCGCTTAATCTTTTCAATCACATCAGCCCAATTATAATTCTTCCAGCGCACATCTAGCATGTGAACGGGGGAATAAGCTGTATAGTCATGCCGCACACCATAGAGCCATCCTGCACGCTCGGCAATTATGGCGGCGTCTTCATTGCCCCCTCTCACAAGAATATACTTCATTTTGTTCTCTCATAAACATACAAGGCGCGGCCTGTGCTAGCGCTATCTTCAGCAACGCGTAACATGCCGTAGCGCTCATAGAAACGAATAGCGTTAGGGTTATCGCTTGTCACTTTCAAGCGAATGGGCAAACAGAGACAATTGAGTAAAGCTTGGCCTATGCCCTTTTGCCGTTGGCTGCTATCGACTGCAATATGATAGACAACATTCATGCCATCTTTACGCTTGCGATATTCCACAAAGCCTAGAATTGTGTCATTCTCTACGGCGATGTGTACTGAATACCTCTCAATGCGTTCTTTCAATGCACCCATGTACAAAGCCCCTAGCATCGCGCTTTCCTTGCGCCATAGCTTGGCAATTGCTTCCTTATCATCCAATGTCGCTAATTGGATATTCATTCTCCAAACTCCCAATTATCTTTTATCCACTCGCTAAAAGCGCTACTATCTTTGCCGTTCCACACCCATTCTTCAGGGGCTAAATCTTCGTCAATAGGCGCTAACTCTTTGGTATCTACCTCATTCTCGCTTTTGAGAACAACCGTGTTTAGCTCAGAATTATATTCTCCGAACAAATTCAGGTGTTCGCTTTCTACCCACTCTGTCGGTTCTTCAATCTTGAATGCGCTATCCTCTTTCAATAGCTTAAAGAAGTGGGCGCGCTGACGGGCGATTATTGCGGCGCGTAAGCGGTGATTCTCATCTAGTTCCGATAGCTTGGCCTCTTGCGCTTCCTTGTGAGTGGTTAGCAGCATGTAGCCAACAAAACAAGTGAACGCGATAGGCATGGCAATGAGTAAGATTGCGAGAATTGTCTCAAGTGTTGTCATGGTTAGCCTCTCCTGATACTTCAATTGGATTAAATCGTTTCAGTGATTCCATTTCAAAATCCGATAAATCAAACCACTCTCCCCTTACTCTTTTATTGGCAAGATAACCGTGAAGAAAACGCTCCAACTCAGCATCATTGTGATACTCAATAATATGCACAAGCCTAGTCGCAAACGGCAACTTTACGCCAAAATCGCGTAAACGATGGTAGGGGTTTGTTGAGCGCCCTATTTTTACATAGCCTGTAACGTCTATATCTTGAAGAAAATAAACGCAAGGCTTGTTAATCATGTGGATTGCAAGCGCTTTTTCGCTCGGTGTGTATTTAATTAGCTTTCTGCCAATTGGTATGTCCAAAAACATACCCCGATTCCATGCAAAAAGTACGGATAAAAAGCTGTATTGTACGCAACCTTGGATAATAGCGCCTGTTAAATCCCCTGCGAAAATCGCGAGAAATAACGCAACGCCTAGGAAAAATATCCCGATTGAAAGCGCAACGATTACTACATTGTGCAGCCATATTGGGGCTAACAAAATCTTGCCACTCAAATTACTCATCGTGTTTTTACCTTTTTCTGCTATACTAGATAGCAATAGAACCTTACTTGGTAGTGGGTTCGCATTCTTGCCCCTAGTTCACATTAGGGGCTTTCTCTTTATTGAGAACTCCCCTAATTATAGCAGAAAACACCCTACTTGACTACCTTTTTAAGCACTTTCCACTGTGCTGCTTTGGGCGCATATTCACGCATTCCCTTTAGGATAGCGTTTAAGTCGGTGCTCACAATCTCATCACGACCACGCTTGCTATCGGTTGTCATCTTGAAGGATGTTTTCCCGTTAATCTCATAAGCGCGTACAACGGACTCACTGTAATCGTAGCGGCCTACCGTTCCCTTTGTCGCTTTCAATAAGCGCCCCTCGAATAGCTTTTCAATCTTCTTCATAGCTTTAACTCCCTTTCAATATTGTTCAACTGTTTGTCAATTTCATTCAAAATCTTAATTGCAAACTCATCACCCTTTTGGGCGGCCTCTCGTAATGTGATAAGCCCTGCAAAAACTTGAAGCTGTGCATATTCAACTGTTTGGGCATCGCTTCTTTTATTCCGCCGCATTTTCAGAATGCCCCTATTTTCTTTACGCTTTTCGTGCTGCCAATACGCTACACGGCACGTATCCCCACAGAACTCTATTCGCTTCGTGCCAGTGATGGGCTTTCCACATTTTTTGCATAGTTTCTTAATCATGATATTTGGCCTCATATCGTTAACGCAATTACGTAATTGCGTTAACATCGTTCTCATTCCTTTCTAAGCGCCTTCGCTTGGAGGCGCTTTCTGTTGTGTGTGGTTAGCCTAGCGGTGTCCAAAGTGTCTTGAGATATTCAAAGCGCTGCTGCAACCAGAGGCGAATCGCACTTTCATCACGCTCTCGCACTCTCACCGTTTGAGTAGAAACATACCCCTTGCGCTGGTGGATATAATTCAGTCTGATAAGCCTCTCGCCTTCAAACAATTGCCACTCTTCCTGATAATCCTCATTATCGAGAAAATCAAAGCGAAATAGCAGGTTCATATCGGCATCGGCATCGTCCCACTCATCAATAAAATCTTGCCATGACTGGAAATCATCCCCTGATTCACTGCAATGATACGGGTGTTTCGTTTCCCAAAGTTTTTGTGTACTCATTTTTAATTCCTTTTTTCTCATTCATTCGTTTGTGGTATGGCGCGGATTCGCTTATCCCTATGCTTGCAAGGCTTTCATTCGGCACTCTCGCTATCTTTGGTGTAGGGGGCTAGCCCATCGGCATAATGCCAATAGCTATACGTACCGCCCAATGAAACAAGATATTCATTATCATTCACTTGAATAACCTTGCCATTAGGGCTAGATGGGTGCGAGATAATCCTAACTCTATCCCCAACCTTGAAGCGTGGGCTTTCAGGCGCTGTGTCTACAACGCTTTGCGGCGTGGCGCTTTCAACAGCCTTATGCAATTCCTGATATATCGCCTCAATCTGAGTAGGGTAGTCTAACCCCGTTTCTGTCCCTGTTAATTCAATGGCATCGTGAATAAATTCTAGCAGGCGTTCTGCTAAATTCTCATTCTTCCGCCACGCCGCGATTGTCTCACTCTGTGCCTGTAACGCCGCTTGCATATCGGCTAGCGCTTCGTTTTGGCTGGCGATAGTTGCGAGTAGGGGGGCAGTCTCAATTCGCAACCAATTGCCTATATCTACCATGTGCGCTTGTTCGCCATATGTTAGTACCTCACCATCTGGGGAAAGCAAGACAACTACCCCATTTTGCATTTCTGCCCGATAGGTATTTTCACTCACTGTCTAATCCTCCAATATAGCTTCGCTGAATAAATTATATGGGCTTAGGCCAATCCCAAGCCCGTTCGTTTCGCTTTTACTTAATCAAGGACGTAGAAACCCACGTAGTTCTTCCATTGCGTTTCATTGCCATGTTCATCCTTGCCAAGCTTGCCTGCTTTGAGCGCGATATGCGTAGCAGGCACTTCAAAGACTTGCCCTTCGGTGATGGTATGCGTCTCTAGCCCCATGTGCTTGATGATTTTCTGCCAATCGCTTTCAATGAGCTTGCCCTCGTACTGCGTAGCATCCTTAACACGGATACGGATAGAAGATTGTGGAACGGGGATTTCCATAAAGAAGCCCTTGCTATCCCCACGATAGGCAATCTTGCCCATGATAGGGTAGGCGATTAAATCTTTATCTTGAAATTGCGGATTCATTGCATGGTAGGGCGCTTTTGGCACAATCGCCATTTCAAAGCTTTCTTTGCCCTTAGCACCTTTTTGAAGCTTGATTGTGTCGGGCAAACTGCCAGCTTTTGCAGGGCGTACATAGGCGCGTAAGGCTTGCGTCGCTTGCATCCCTGTATTGTCATAGTCGCTTGCTTTTGTCGCTTGGGTATCAGGTTCTAACCACTCATCCATATTGTTAATATCTTTAGCGCTTTTGGCAGGATTTGGGGCGTTTTTGGGCGATTGAGAAGCAGGCGCATATTCAAGCTTATCAATGCCAAAACGGGCGGCGTGTTCTTTAATCTTATCTAAGCCCTGTAGCATCGAATAAGCGGTAAAAAGCGCTGTTGTGCCATCGTCCCATGAATGGACTGTTACACCTAAGCCCTTCGTATTCCATTCCTTATTCCAAACCGTGACGAATGGTTCTGTTTCCTCAATACCTACGCCTTGCTTGGCTTGCGCGCTAGGCCAAGCCTTATCGCCAAATGGGGCAATCTCGAAACTGCCATTGCTAACTGCCTCAATAACCCGTTGCCATGTGGCAATAGTATGCGCTGTCATGCCTGCTAGCTGCTCAGGGCTAACCGCTTGGTTATTGTCAGCAAAACGCGCATAGCTACCCATGCGAACCGTTACCGACAATTCGTAACGCACGCCTAGAACAGTGGCGAATACGGTATATGTACTTGCTGCTAAGTTCATTCTCTTTGCCTTCCTTGATACTTGCTTTTCTACTTTAGTAGTGTATCATGAAAGGGAATTAATTGCAATATAGGGAAAATGAAAGAGGCGATATGAACGGAAGCGAATTAAGACAATGGCGGCGCAATGCAGACTTGACGCTGACTGACTTGGAAGGGATAACGGGCGTATCAAAATCGACTATCTCCCGTTTCGAGAAAGGCGGGAATATCACAGCGACAAGCTACTGTAAGCTATCCGATGCTATGACGAATGTAGGGGGGAAAGCGCCCAGTAGCAAGACGCGCAAAATCAAGTATCACCTAAAGCAGATTGAAGTGCTTATTGAGAGCGAGGAATAACCATGCTAGATAAAACATTTGACTCTGTACCCGACTGCCTAGTATGGCAGGGCGAAATAGTCTACTTGGTGGATATTGTGCATCAAGATAGCATCCAAGAGGGCTTAGTCCGTTACGATTTTGCCACGCGCCTATCCGATGGCACGATTGAAGCGATACGCCTACGCCAATGGCAGTTTCCGAACAATCCCCTTATTGATTGGCAGCGCTTGGAGGATGAGAACCGCGCCGCGCCTGCTGAGGGACTAGCCAAGTATGCGCCCAAACAGAAGCGCGCTACTGGCATTGAAAAGCGCCGTATCTTGGAACGCCTTATGAAAAGCGATGATAAGTATAAGTCCTTCCTTGATTGGTTGGAGAAAGAGGGAAGCAATGACTAACACACGCCCCAACGCCAAAAAGCCTAAGCCAACAAAGGAACAAGCCTTAACTATCCGCAAGCCGCAAGAAGCAGCAAAGCCTATCTATATCGAAACACGCCGCATGGTATCACTCAGCAAAGCCGAACATGAGGCGCTTATTGCCGCAGAGAAAGAACAGGCGCGCGAATGGAATGATAGCGCTTCTAGCTTCTTTAGCAAGTTAATCGACAAGGAATGAGAGAATAGGCGCTGTGAATTGCAGCGCCTGAGGAGAATGAGTATGTTTGAAGTGAATAAAGAGAAATGCAAAACTTGTATCTTTGGGGCAAATTCCCCTATATCTAAGGCGCGCTTTGCACAGTTGAAACGTAGCTGGGCGAAAGATGATTGTCATCAGGTTTGCCACGCGTCAACGCATAATAACGGGAGTGTTGTTTGTCGTGGGTATTATGATGCTGCCATGCGTGGAGCTATCGACATGGGGCAATTGATGCGAATTGCAGGGCGCTTGAACGCGATTATCTTTGTTGACGTGCCCGACTTGAAAAAAGGGGATGAATAACATGGCAATTCACACATCACAAATCTATGCATGGTATCACAGCCTGCTACGCCATATCGCAAGTTATGACGCGATTAGCTACGATAGCAATTACTTGTTCGGTAGCAATGGCGTATCACTGTACCAAGTAGCCCGTAGCGCCATTGTGCTTAAAGATTGGAAAGCGGCGCATGACGAGGCGTGGAATACAGAAGATAGCCTAGATTGGCACGATAAGGAAAAGAAGTTATTGGCCTGTGGTAATACGCTTGTATGTCTAGCGCCCAAGCTTTCTAGCCTCTATGCCATCGTGGGCGATGCTGTGCAATCTCACAAAGTTGGTGATGATACAGTCTTTCGTAGCACGCAAGCCTCTAAGTCATGGGTACTCGAAAGATTAAGCGGCTACAGCGTAGAGTTCTTTGGCGCTACCTTCAACTCACAGCGTATCAAAAACGCCCTAGAATGCCCGTTTTTGGCGCGTGCTGCTACTTTGCACCTATCGCTACTCAATAACGGTTGCTTGCGCCTGACTACGCCAATGAAGCCGAAAGCCTATGCTTTCATTATGTGTATGCACGTTCCTGAAAAGAGAGATGAATCATGACAGTTTTGGTGCGGTATCTTGCAAAAAGCGGAAACGCTAAATGGGCGTATGTGGAGCATCGTGATGGAAGGTATTCCGATGGCACGAAAGAAACCGCCTTTCAAAGTGCGATTAAGCGCTTGCGACTTTATCCAGAAGAATACCAAGCATGGGCAATTATCCGACTTTCTGATATGCGTATTCTTGCACAATCGAAGGGTTACACACCATGACGGGCGCGAAACAGTTGGGCATGTTCGGAGAGGAATAGTCCAAATTTTGGACTGCCATATTGCAGAGATTCGCAATTGGCGCTATGATATAGAAGTAACACATTGGCGCTGAGTAGTCCGTGACGAAAGGCGCTTTACAAAGCGAAAACCCTTAGCTGTAAACTAAGGGTTAGGTATCAAATCAGGTTCACACGCCGCCAGCGTAGCCCGTTTGCTTTCTCTAATATAGCAGATAAGCACGAAATTCACAAGCGGTATAGGCACAAGTTAGGAAAATCGACTGATAGAGGAATAAGTATGGACAGCATCAACTTAGATAGCCTTAGCTTAGACGAAAAATTACTGCTACTCGAAATTCTCTCAGAGAAAATCTTGGAAGCATTGCCAGAAAGCAGCATCGCAGCACAGACGGTTTTTCACGCACGGTATCTCAATGGGAAGCGGCCTAAACAAAAGATTGTTCGCAATATTGACAAGATGGGGCGGCGCTAATGAAACCGAGACTTTTGGATGCTTTTTGCGGCGCTGGGGGTTGTTCGGTAGGATATGCACGCGCTGGATTTGATGTTTGCTTGGGAGTGGATATTAACCCAATGCCCCGGTATCCATTCGATTTTTTGCAATATAGCGCCTTAGACTATCTTGAAAAGCATGGGCATGAATATGATTTCATTCAAGCTAGCCCACCATGCCAAGCCTATTCCGCTGCTAGCAATGTCGCAAAATCGAATGGCAATGAGTATGCAACATTCTTGCCACAAACACGCGCATTGTTACAAAGCTTAGGCATTCCCTACATTATTGAAAATGTTGTAGGTGCGCCACTTCAAAGCCCTGTGATGCTTTGCGGTACAATGTTCGGATTGAATGTGATTCGCCATCGGCTTTTTGAAACAAGTTTCGACTTTGCCCCTAGCAGTATGCCAATCTGCCATCACACTAAAAAGGTAGTCGCACAAGGTTACGCGCCCAAAGAGAATGAATATCATTGTGTGACCGGGCATTTCTCTGATGTTGCCGCAGCAAAGCAAGCAATGGCAATTGATTGGATGACTAGTAAAGAATTAGCGCAAGCTATCCCACCACAATACACCCAATTTTTAGGGGCTGAGTGGCTACGGACACAGGGCTTTGATTATCAATTCCCCAACATCTTAAGCTATCAGCAAAAGACATTGTTTTCGGCGGTGCAAAATGACTAGCCCCCGTCAAATCTTAAAAGCACGCGGCATATACAGCGAAGCGCTTAAAGCAGGGCATAAAAATTGTTTTTCGTGGTATAATGAAAGGGTAGCATAAATTGAAAAGCGCCTTTACGGGGCGCTTACGTTTGCCAGCTTGAGCAGCGATGGCTTTATGTATTCTAGTATAGCACATTTTGTCCCAAGCACAAATACAATAGGTAGAATGTAGGAAAACAGATTATAAAGGAATAGGAACATGACTGAATACAAGGTTATCGAAAAACACAGAGTAGTCTATGAGAAACAAGAACCGACATATTACTCAAAAATGCCGAAAATGGCGCTTGAAGAATTAACGCCCTACGAATTAGCACTCTATGCAAATTACAAGCAAACAGCTAGCGAGAATGGGGCGGCGTTCAAAAGCAATAAAACACTCTCCAAAGAATGCAAAATGAGCATCCGTATGATTCAAGAGTGTAGAAAGTCCCTTGAGACCAAAGGCTTTATCCATTGTACTTACGAATCGAATGAGCAAGGCGTAGTTACATCATCCGTGATTGTACAAATTGTGGACATTTGGGAACTAAACCATAAGCGCTATTCCAAGAAAGACCCCATGCAGGTGGTGCATACCCCCCATGCACATGATGCACACCCCCATGCAGGTGGTGCACCCAAAGAAGAACTTAATAATAAAGAACCAAAGAAAGAAAAAGATATTGCGCCTAAAGTCGCTAGCAATGGAAAAGCCTTACCCAAAGAAAAGAAACCTGCTGAGTATTTAGCTGATGCAATGGGTATAGCTTTAGTAAAGGCCGATTGGAGCAACTATACCAAAGTAGCCAAGACACTTAACGATTCAGGCGTTAGCTGTGATGAGTTCATTGGGTATGTCCTTGAAGTAAAGAAACAGGCGGCGGCGCAAAAGTGGGAGCTATCGGTCAATAGCCTTGTTTCAAACGGACGTGTCTCGAAATACATCACCCAGCGCGATGCTTACAAAGTAGCGCCTAAGCACCATAGCACTAACAACTCGCAAGACTTAACCGCCCAAGCCATGCATGAGATTTTGAAAGGTCAGAAGTCATGAACATGAAAGCATTTTCTATAGAGGCGTGGCAACAAACCGCCGATTACATCCTAGCCCCATTGGTTGCCGAGGAAGGGCTTGGTTTGGGGCACTCTCATTACTGGAAAACGGTAGAAAACCAAGTCTTGGCGATGCACTTTCCAGAGGGGCAGTGGAAAACGGTTTATTTAGCCCTTCAAGACTTAATTATCAGCCAAAGGGCTATTCACATGACAACCCTACAGAATGCGCTATATGGGCAAGTATCGCCTGAATATATCGCGATTCTATTCACACTCTGCCAGAAGAATAGCACGCTGCTCAATGGGGTATTCGATGCCAACCTAGCTACCCTGCGTAACTTTGGGGAACGCAACTACGCCATAGGCAAGCTTAACGCTGGCATTAGCGCGCTCACAGCAGGGGATAAGCGTGGGCAAGAGGGGGTTATCTCGGATACAATCGCTAGCCTCATGACTAGCGGCGCTGAAACCATTCAAGGCGAAACAGCCGAGAGTATGGCGAATGACTTTGAAAGCTTTATGAACGATGCCCCACAACGCACAATCAAGACGAATGTGGATATTGTGGATTACTGGACGGGCGGTATTGCAGTTGGGGAATTTATGGCAATCGTGGGTGCGATGAAACAGCGCAAAACCACGCTGTTACTCAATATGCTAATTAACATGGCACGACAAGGGCATAGCTGTAGCTTGATGATGTTTGAAAGCAATAAGCGCATGATTAACGCCGCAATTGTCGCCATGCTTGGTGTTGAATGGGTTTGGAATATGGGCTACTACGGCAAAGCAGATTGCAACGCCAACGGGGTGATTACAGGCAACTGCGAACAGATTTGGGTAAAGTCCTTAGTCAAGCTCCAAAAGAACTTTTTCACATTAGGCCGTTATCGCGCTGAAGCTGTGCGTTATGGCATTAGCGAACTCAAGAAACTAGAAAGCAATTTGCGGATATATGATAGAAGTAAAGACGGCGGCGCGCTCACAGATACCGCTAGCGCCTACCGTTTGGCGCTTCGAGACAAGGCGCTTTATGACACCGAATTTCTAGCGCTAGACCATGCACAACGCATTGCTGAGGAGGGGAAAACCGATTATGAAATTCTTCTAAAAGTAGTGCCATTCATGGAAGCCCTAGCGCGGCGCGAAGATATTGCAGTTTGCCTGCTCGCCCAACTTGCTACCGACAAGGCCGAGGGCACAGGGGATAGTCATTTTAGTGGAGTAAGAGGTGGGGCAAAATTGGATGAAGCTGTCGATTCGATGTTTAGTATTGTATATAGGGGTAAATCGGAAAACGGGCGCTATCCCAACGATGTACTCAAGATTACAGCACAGCAATCGCGCTATGGGGATGGTGGGGCAGGCACAAGCGCTTTTGTAGCAATTGACCCTAATTCGGGATGGTTCCCACACGGCGGCAAAAAGTTAAGCGCTGTGCATCAAGACGGGGGCAATGTTTTGTTTCCTGATACGCGTAAGCCCTCCGATTATGTTAGCAGCAAGTATGACGAAAGTGAGGACTAAGTGAATACGCCGTCTAAGTTTTTTCAAGAGTTATACCGTAGCGTCACGCATGGCTATGCCGAAATTCGCTTGCTACATCACACAGGCGATATTAGCCTAGCTAAGAAAATCTATCGCCCTGCTATGAGTATTCATGAATGCAATTTTGATTACCTAACTGAGATGAATGAACAGGGCTACCATATCTATCATCGTGTCAATATCTCAGAAAAACCGCAAAGCAAGAAAGCGGATATAAGCCAAGTAGTCGCGCTATGGCTTGAGATTGACAATAACGATAGCAGCATCGAGGAACGCTTGATTGAATACCACTTTCCGCCAACTGCTGTGATTCACAGCGGTTCAGGATACCATGCTTATTGGTTGCTAAAAGAACCTCAAATCATTGATAGTCAACGGGCGCTTTTGGAACTGGAGCGCACGCTAGAGGGCATGATTTTAGATTGGGGTGCGGATAGTGGGGCAGATAAGCACACGAAAGATATAACGCGCATTCTGAGAACGCCGCATTTTTACAATATCAAAGCGAAATATGCCCCAGATTATCCCCAAGCACGCATTGTTTGGTATGACGATTCACAGGGGGATAGGTATAAGTTTGCCCACTTGCACAAGCGCTATGCCCCTTTAGGCGCGCCAATTACACCCCCTATCCGCCGCGCATTGCCTGTGCTAAACCGCAATGATAAGCCCAAATGGATACAAAACTATCTCGAAACAGGGGAAGGTGAGGGCAACCGTAACCAGCGCTTATTCGTTGTAGCGCGTTGGTTCTGCGATGTTGGCAACAAATCGGCTGAAGTAGAGCAAGATTTAATTAGTCGGGCGCTCGCTGATGGGCTTTCCCAAGCGGAGGCTGTAGCAACAATCCGCAGCGCATGGGCACAAGCGCCAAACCCTGCCAACAGTTTACCTAGTCACATGAGGCGCATTATTAGCTTAGAGGATAACGAATAGGGGATAGCATGAAAACAATTGAAATGTACACCGATGGCGCGGCTATTAGCAATCCGAACGGTTTTGCAGGCGCTGGCATTGTCTTATTGTATAATGGCGTAAAGAAAGAATTTGCCATTCCATTAGGGATTAATAGCAACTTTCGGGCGGAACTATGCGCGATTATCGAGGGGCTAAAGCTTTTGAAAGAACCTTGTACCGTTCACTTATTCTCGGATGCACAAGTGGTTATTGATATCATCAACGGGGATAAGCAGGCAAGCTCTAATCTGGACTTATGGAAAGATTATCGCTTTGCAAGTTCTGAGCATAAGGTTATCGCTACGTGGATACGCAAAGACTCGAATGAGTGGAATAAGGTAGCACACAAGTTAGCTAATCAAGCCGCATATTCACAGAGATAAAGGAAAATGAACATGGCAGAATTTTACTATAGCGAAACAGGTTGGTATATCACAGATAATCACGGCAAAACTATCAGCCCATTCGTAATCGGGGAAACGATTAAGCACCGACTCAAACATGGCGATGGCAAGCTAATCGAATTGACAATTGAAACTATATTCAATGCAGGCGTTTCGGCTGATATTTACTCAATTCCTTTTGAACGCTTGTTTGAGGAAAACCCTCGCCCATTATCGCGCAAGGATTTTCTTAAGCAGGTGGATAAGTTTCTTGAGATAGCCAAGCAATAGCTTGCGCCAATCGCCAATCCGCGCTATGCTTAACACAATGACCGATAGCATACGCGCCTTAATAATCAAACGGTGTCTGTAGATAGCTCTTTGTCTGGCATTATACGAATTAAAGCCTTGTGTCGCTTACGCAAGGCTTTTTTGTTGCAAGTAGCAGAAAACAAAAGCGGCCTAGTTATTCGCTAGACCGCTTTTGCACAGGAAGGAAGTTTATGCGTCAATCGTTTACTCAATTACAGAATAAGGCTAAAACACGGGACTGTCAAGTTTTGCGGCTTTAAGCGCTTCTAGCTCCAACTTTGCACTCGCAATTTCCAATTCTGCGTTAGCGATTATCTTATCCAAGTCAGCCTCAGATACGGTAATTGATACACTCCCGTTCCACCGAACCACGAATTGCTTAGGTGGGGGTGGGGGCGTTTCAGTATGCTTGAACTCGAAAGCTAGGGTATCTGCTACCCAACCTTGTCTCAAAACACCGTAGGATACAACCTCAATCATGTACCAGTTATAGCCCTCAAAAGGCTTGTACTCTTTGGATAGCATACAATCTGTCCACGTTTGCGGAATAACGCCAATTACGCCCTCATTTGGCTTGCTACGAATATTGCTCCCTGTGATGCTTCTTACTTGTGCTGGATATAGAGTAAAGCTGGGGAATGTAGGCTCAGGGGTAGGCGTAGGAACGGGCGTAGGCGTGGCATATACCTCAGTGTTAATCATGCCTAGCAGGTTCTTACGGAATAGTTCAAATTCTGGCCTATCGAAATTGCTTCCAGCATGTTTGTGTGTGCCATCGGGCTTGCCATCGTAGCCGTAGCCCCATTGTGCATTCAGCGCAAAGATACACGCGCCTTTGAATGCGCTGTGGTAAAAGATATTTTTACGGGCGTGACGGAATAGGGCATATAGGGAATGTTGGAAGTCTAGCCCCTCGGCACTAAAGAACTCAGTCAAGTAACGTTCCCAACATTGCACGCCGCGAGGGTCACGCATAAAAGCATCTATGCCATACTTAGCGCGCCATGCTTCTTTAAGCTGTGGATTTTGCCCAAGCACGTTATCCACTAAGCATTCAGTGAGATAGATTTCAGGCGTAAAGCCTAAAGCCTCACAAGCTTGGATAATGCGGTAAGGTTCTGCGAGAAGCCAACCGCCATGACTTATAGGCCAGCGTTCATCTTTCATGTAGGCACGCGCTTTTTTAGCATCTAGCACGATGTCTAGCGGCGCTGTTTCGCCAGCTTCAAACGGAATCGCTCCATAGCTGTGGTAGCTAATCGCCTGCTTGTATTCCTTAAGCGCAAGCCATAACGGGCGGTATATTGTGGGGACGGTTTTTTCTGGTAGGCTCCCGACTGAGAACGCGCCGATTGCTAGCTTAATACCTGCATTCGCGGCGGCTTCTACCATGTCGAGACAGCGCTCGACATAAACCTGAGATGTTAGGTCATCCCCACTACCTATCTGCGGCTCATTTACAGGGTCATCAAAGACAACGCGCTTACACAATTCTGTGCCTAGCTGTGTCCGTACCCACGCCCAGTTTCTCTGATATTCTACCGCGCTAGGGTAGGCGGAAAAGTCACCTTCCAATCTGCTGAATACGCGCACGATTAGCGTGATATTGGGTAGGGCATTGAGATAGCGCTTGATGTTGTCTATATCGCCAATTTTGAGGAATGGCGTGGTGTTGTCTACCATGATTAAGTGGGTATGCGCCCGACTATCGCGCATGGCTTGGACAATACGTTCAAAGCTTAAGCTGCTTGTGTCACAGTTCCATCCGAACTCCATTGAATAACCTTTCTTTTTAGCTACTAGTATAGCTTAAGAAAGCAAAAAGAGCGCTACCCCTTTGAAAAGTGCGCTCTTTCGCCGAATATTATTGGCAACCAAGTGAATTTGTCAGTTACTTGATTGGTTTTATTATACCTAAAATTCTAATTTTGTGCTATAATAATACAAGGCTAGTGCATCGAACACGAACGGGGCGGAATCCATCACCGCCCTTGCCCAAACTCTAAAATGATGGAAAGGCGAAAGATGGAATCGCAATGAACAAACCCTCTAAGAATCAGCTAGAACTCTTTTCTTTAGTCCCCTATACCCGTGACCGCGCCGCCGCTACAGTGGTAAAACCAGCGCCGTTACAGACCGCCGAAAAATTCAACTTTGCACTACAGCACTATGCTCCTATCGAATCAGGGCAAGAATACCAATACGCCATTCTTGATTGGATAACAGGGTTAACGGGTGATTCCCAGCGACAAGCTACAAAGTCATGGGGCAATATGAAAAATCAGTTGTCCATTTCAATCGGACAACTGGACTATCTCGCCTCTGATGGCAAAACCTACCAATCGGATTATACCAACGCCAAAGGCTTGTACATGGTTGCTCAGTCTTTGCGCGTGACTACAGCACGTCCTCAACTTAAAGAAATTCGGAATTTTCTAGCCTCTAGCGCCGCATGGGTAGAACTGATAGCCCGTGACCGCGCCGCCGCTACAGTGGCAGTAAAGCAGCTTTCTAAGCGCCATGCTATTCGTGAGGAAGGCGTGAAAAAGCGCAAAGTCTTTACCAAGACAGCACAAGAAACCCATATCACAGGCAAACCACGTTACGACATTTTGACGAATGTCATTTATCACAAGATAGGGCGAACTGTTAGCGAACAATACGCGGCGCGTGAAATTGCCGATTTATTAGGGCTAACAGATAAGGAAACTAAACGGATGCGCGATTTCTTCAATCCCCTGCTAGATAGCGCGATTAGCATGGCAGAGGAAGCGTCTACATTGAGAATGCAAACATCGGGGCGCAAGCTATCCACAGATGAACAGATTGCCATTGTAAAGCAATGTGCTCGCACCGTTGCCCCTGTTGCGTGGGAATTGGCAAATATGGCAGGCGTTGACTTGGTAACGAATCAGCCTTTACTCGGAAAGGGGCAATAATGGCAGAGCAATTAGAGCGCCGCGCTAAGTGGTGGTTTATGTATCAAAACCCAACGCCCTCCAGTATCGAGATTTACACCGAGAACGAAGACTGGGAAGCGCTTAGGGATGATATAAAGCCGATGCGCTACGATGGTTACAATTATGCCAGAAATTGCGCGCTGTTTATTGGGTGCAAGTTTGCGGAAAGTTCCGAGCTTGAAGATATGCTAAAGACAGTCAAGATGCTGGCAAAGTGGAAACGTAGTCACGAAGAAAAATCTTAAGCGCCAAAAACTAAGGTAATTCTGAGTTATCCGCTTGGGTAACTCTTTTGTTCAATTAAGCGAAGGGGATATGCAAGATGAGAACGCAGCAAGAAATTATCAAGCGGATTGAAGAAATAAAAGACGGGGATTTTTTCGGCTTTGAAACGAGCGATTTAATCAATTACCTTGATTTTGAAACAGCGAAGCCTTTTCTCAAGGACACGGCAACGCCTGAATCGTGGCAAAGCGCAAGAGAAGAAAACGGTACAATTGGGGATACATACGAATGCGCGAAAAAAGAACTTATCGAATACATGCCCTTCGCATGGGATAAGGCTAACGATTGCCGAGGCTTAAGCGCGGCTAGAAGTCTTAATCATTTTTCCGCTTGGCTTTGGCTAATGGGTGAAGACGCAATGGTGAGAAACATAAAAGCAGGCTATAGCTATTATGGCAAGCCTCACCTTGTTATGATTTGTGAAAAATTCGGTATTGATTGGAAATCGCTGGATAATGGCGCATGGGTTAATGATGAGAGCGATGAAGCAGCAACAGCCGAAGAAGTTTTGAATAAGAGATAAGCATCGTGAACGGGGCTACTTGTTAGCCCCACTAAAGGAGTAGGGGAATGCCAACATACGTTACGCGCAAAGGTAAGCTAATTGCTGAGATAAAAGAGGAATACGGGGATAACAAAGACGGGATTATCCTAGCACAGGCTGCGCGGATTGAAGCGCTTAATCAGGCCGTAGCGCAAGCCAAGCAAGCGCTTGATAATGGCGATATTGTAGAGGCGCTGAATATCTTAGATGAAGTGGAAAGGGAGGCGGAATGAGTGAAACTGAGAAGTACATCGCAATTGGTTCTCTCGCTGGCACTTGTACCGTATGGGCTAGCTATCTAGTTGTCGAGGCGCTTGGGATTACACCGAACTTAACCATACTTGCCATCACACAAAGCGCCTACTGGGGCTTGCGCCTATGGTGGCATTATCAGACGAATAAAGAAAAGAGGAAGAATGATGAAAAGCCATAGTGAATACTACGCAGATTGGGAACGTTATTTCGATGAATGCGAGAAAGAGGGCTTACCAGAGCGAGAGGTTTTAGGCGCTGGTGAGTGGGTAGAATTGCAGATAGAAAAGGACTTTTTGGCGTTAGAAGCAGAGAACGCGCTACTCAAGCAAGAACTAGCCTTCCTTGCGCGCTTGGATATAGAGGTATCGCGTTGGAACGCGGCGCAAACGGGCAAGCCTAACAGCTTACCAAAGCTTAACGAGATAGCGGAAATAGAGGAACGAATCTTGAGTATGGTATTGACTGAGAGGGCAGGGAAATGAGTACAGATGATTTTGCAGAGCGCGGTATTGATTACGATTTGAAAGCCGCAATTGAATATAATGAAAATCCGTTCACAGTTGAGGATATCGAAAAAGTCTTTGCGGTCTACGAAGGCGAAAACGATGGCCCGTCATGGCATTGGGTATTAGGGCTTAAGGATAAGCGCTTATTCTATCTTGTTGGCGGCTGTGATTACACAGGTTGGGATTGCCAATCGTGGCTGAGTGCCGAAGAAATCCAAGACTTTTCAGTGATAGGAGGGCTTGTCGATAATGACGGAGTTCACAGCGTTCTTTTGCCGCAATTGGAGGGGATTAAGCTTGAGACATGGCGCGAAAGAACCGATAAGCTAATAGGTGATGTTGATATTATTGACTTGGACGGGGCGCTATGACCGCCCCAATTCTTGACTTTCAATCGGAAACCTACGCCCGTCTATACGCCGCATATCAGGCCGCGCACGAAGCGACTAAAGAAGCTTGGCAGAATGAAGTAAAGGCGGCGCTGGCATTGCAAGATAGCAAGTCATGGTTAGGGCTTGCGCCTACATGGAACGAATATTGCCTAAAGTACATGCCTTACACAGCGTCCAGCTATCGCGCCATGAAAGTAGAACTACCGCTATCGGAAGTGATTAGCGCTGTAACCACAGCGCAATTGACAACACATGAGACGCGCCAAATACGGGAGCAATTCCAAGAGATAGTAGCATCAGAAGATAGGCGCTTAATCCCCGAATTGTGGGGTATCTGCTACGCTTATGACGAGAAGGTAGTACCGCGCCGCGATGTGATGAAAGCCGCCTACGAACTGCTTAAAGAGGAACGTGATAACGATTCAATTAGCTTCGAGGGTATGACGCATAACGTTAAGGATATGGCGCGCAAAATAGCGATTAAAGACGCTGTACTCAATAACATCCAAGCGCATAGCAAGCCAAGCCTAAAATTGACTTTACAAACCACAGGTGGCTTATTGCAGGAACTAGGCGCTATCTTGCCTAAAGGCGCTATCTTGCCCGAACTAGGGCAGCAAGTTACGTTACTATTCGCCAAAAGGGAGGGGTAGGAAAATGATTATCGGATACATCAAACTCAAGGATTGTAAAGCAGGGCAATTAGTACGTTTGCGCGATGGCACTTATATCGTGACAACGGAATACCGTACTTTTAACAGTGGGGCAGGGCTTACCCAAGACTCTTATCTTCTTGAAAGTGGCGAGTGCTTTCATGCTGGTAAAGAACGCGCTAACGATTGGGTTGCTATTATTGATATGAACTACATTGAAGTGAATGTAGCCCATGATGCCGATTATCCGCCCGACCCTAATGCGCCAATGGCGGCAGAGGAATATCGTGAAACCAAGTGAAATCAATCCGCTATTTGACGATAGCGAAGTAACCGAGGAACAAATCAAACGGGCGCGGCGCTTAATTGCAAAGCTTGAGTTGAAAGACGCGGCAAAAGATTATCATGCCAATATGCGGAATATTGACTACACAGTCCCTAGCGATTCGGGCTATCGCAAGCGCCAAAGTGAATTAGGCACACGGATTATAGAATTAGTCTTGGAATTGTTTCCAGAGGAATGAGAGATGGCAGATAAAAAGCGCAATATAGGGATTGTAGGCGCTCCAGATAGCGGTGTTAGCGAAGTCTTTGCGGCTATTCTTCGGCATAGTTATACGCCTTCGCCTTGGGTGGGGGCAATGATACCTGATGCCTCCAATATAGATTTGGGCGAATATGGAGATAGCGCGCCAGAGTCCTACAACCCAAAGAAGCGCGATAAGCTAGATGTATTCGATAAGGGCCAAGATGCCAGCAAAGAAGAAAGCTGAAGCTGTGCAAGGCTGGCATAAAGACAGCAAAACCTACAAAAGCGGTTGCCTCATGTACCGCCTGCTGTATGACGGGGAATGCATCGTAGAAGCCAACGAAGAAAGCACAATTGATTATCTGCTAGCAAAACGAAAGGGCGCTGAATAGGCGCTTTTTTGTATCTAGGCAATAGGGGTATTTTTGCTATAATAGAACTATCGAAAATAAAAACGCCCCGTTGGAAGGGCGTTCAATCTGCAATTAAGCAGGGAAAGCAATACTATGTCTACAGGCAATGATACCACAAGTAAAGATAGAAAAGATATGGAGGAGATAAGAGTCGTACATCCTTTAGTGGCTAGATGGCTTACACAAAACGGATACACCTACGTTCATGAATATAAAATGCCTGATTACGGGCGCGTTGATTTTTACGCGACTCATTCCGATGGGCACACACTTCTAGTTGAAGCAAAATTCTATGACGATTGTGTATCCGCAATGTTTCAGATTTTTGGATATGGCGTTCAAATATCGAGTGCAAAGCTTGCGATTGCTGCCCCGTCATTGTCTTTACGAACAAAAGAATTGGCACAAAAATACAATATCCTTGCAATTGAAGTAGGAGTTGAAACCCCAGAGAACTTAGCTATCGAAACAGAAAAGCTGAAATTAGCTGACGAGGCTTATAAAGCGCAGAAACCCAATCGCAAACGTGAATCAGGGGTGTATAGCCAAGAGCAGGTTGATTATGTACGGGCGAAATATCCTGAACTTAGCAATGCTTCCGCTGATTATGTTATTAAACACCATATCATGACACTTGACCCTAGTATCCCACAAAACAAGGCAGGTGGGCGAAAGGTTTACAAAAACATCTAATTAATTGACAATTGCCTAGATATTTGCTATTATCTAGGCAAGCTTAGACTAAGGATTAAGAATGAAAAACAAAGCCGCATTATGGTTATCTCCCGAACAAGTTGCCTACTTTGAACAAGAGTTAGGCCAAGCCGATAGCGCCACATTCAAAGCGCTCCTATTACAATTGTTCCCTGATATGCCGAAGGATAAGCAATCAGGGAATCCGAACTTTGGCAAGGAATTGCCTAGACAAAAGGCTTGACAATTGCCTAGATAATAGAGTATAATTCTTTATATAGACAGCAGACAAGCACACGGAGAAACACAATGAACCGCAAAGCCCTAGCAATTCTCGAAAAAGTAACAGCCCGTCAAGCGCAAGAAGTTAATGTAGGTGATTTGGTTATCGCCAGCCCTGACGGTGCATCATTCGTGAATGCTTACGTTTACGAAATTCACAATGACTACATCGTGTTTCAATCGATGCGCGGTAATGTTCTCTTTGATTGCGAACGCGTCTTAGCCGAGCAAGTTACCGTCTTGATTGAAAAGTTTGAGAATACCCCTAAAGCCCAATTGGTTGCCGAAATTCTGGCGATGGTAGGGGCGGCCTAATGAGTAAGTATATCTCGCGCCGCCACGCATTAGCCGCAATTGCCCGTGAGCTTGGCGAACTTCGTGGTAATTCCGATGGCACAGCAACCCCTACAGCTTGGGTTTACCGCGCTGATAGTGACCTTTCGATGAAAGAATGCCGTGAATGGTCATGGCAATACCGTGAGCAAGGTTTTCAGGCAATTGACCATGCAGCTTGGGAAGCTCGTGAGCTTGCATGGATGCAAAGAACAGGACGTGTTTAATGGTTAAGTTTATCAATTTACCAGAGTACGAAGAGAATCGCCGCCGCATGGCGATTAGCCCTTATGTTAAGCACCAACGCAACGAGCGCCGCGCCTTATGGTGGTTTTGCCATATCCGCCTGCGCCTGCGCGCTGGTAGCAAGCATGGGCAATTGTGGTTATCCCGATACGGGGCATTGTTTGGAATGGGCGAATATTACCGCCTGCTACAAGACTTGATTAACGAAGCGGCCTAAGTAGGCCAAAAGAGGATGAGAGAATGAACGCAAAGCAAAAACAATCTGAGCTTTACAAATACACCGAGTATGTTCTTGGTTCAAACAAAACTTCTCAATATGTGTGGCGACTTCGAGGCGTAGAAATTTCTGCAAGCTCGTCATTTGCAAAGGCGACTAACGCGGCTTATGAACATTACCTTGATGCTTCGAACAAAGAATCCGAAGCGCACTACGAAGATTTGACGCGTACTTTTCTTGGTTCGGACGAAGAACCAAGCGAAGATGATTTGCAAGCCCAACTCGAAAAAGCGCAAGCCGACTTAGCCGCCGCGCAAGCTGAAATTGGCACGCTACGCCTTGAAAATCTCGCTTTGTCCCGTCAAGTTGAAACTCTGCAATTTGATGACAAGATTGCCGATGAAGCGATTGAAGGCTTGGACACAGAGAACAAGGCGCTTAAGGCTGCGAATGCACGCTACAAAGACGGGATTAAAGGCATTGAGGACTACTGCAATCGCGTGATTGAAACGAATGGGATTTACAACGAATACCCATATCTCGCCCGTGTGGATATGTGCCGTGAATTTCTCAAGAAATTGGATGCTATCAAGCCTGCATCCAAATCCGATGAACTGTTCAAGTTCAACACACGAGATGGGGCAATCTAATGGGTATCCGAAGCATTATCCGTAAGCGACTTATTGGGGAAGGTGTGCCAAGCACACTAGCTGATGAACTCGCCGACATTATTTTGCCAACAGTCACGGCAGAGAATTTGTACGAATCCGCGCCGCTTTTGGCATTAGATGATTTACTTTTTGAGGTTGTGGGGATTTGGAAATCCGAAGGCGCTAACTGCCTTGCAACTGTTCGCAGTATCTTAATCTAGGGAGACGAGAGAATGAAAAACAACTTACGCCCAAGTCTTGAGTTATGGAATCAGGCGCAAACCTCATTTGAGGACATTATGACATTCGTCAACGAAGGCAATAGCAGCTTGGAAGATAAGGCCGCACGGGTAGCGGAATATCCTGCTACTTTCGACTTCGCCCCTAGCCTTGCGCGCAAATTGTGTGAAGCGCTCGAAGTCCAGAACTTGCTGGCACGCTATCCGCAATTCAGCCTTGCCACACCGCGCTATTATCATGGCGGCAAAGTCTTTTTTATGCACGAAATAGATACGACTTTTAGTGAACCTTTGCAACTGTATACCAAGTCGGGTTACTACACCGATGCCGAAACAGGTATTCGTTACCTGCTAGAGGGGCAATCGTGGGAACGTCAAAACCGCATTAACATGGAAGCGTATCTTGACGGGGTATTGGTTCACAAGACTGATTTTCTCAAGTATACCGATAGTTTAACAGGCATGGGGCGCTATCAGAGTAGTAGCCAATTGATTGCCAGCGCGTTTAATCGTGCTGAAACTGCCTTATTCGCCAAGCTAGGGTTAATCCCATTCTGATTATCAATTGCCCCGTAATTGGGGCTTATTCATTTTGAGGAGATAGGCAATGAGTGAAAAGCGCGAGATGAGAGATGATTTCAATAATCCTGAATACCTTATTGATACCCCATCGGGGCAAGCTTTTAATCTTTCTAAGTGGGTACGCGAAAACGAGCCGCAAGCAGAACATCAATTCAAGGTAGGGGATATTGTAGCGCTTACCATTATCACGCAAATTGAGAAGCTAACACGCGATTGCGATGGCACGCCGCTATATGTGCTTGAAGTGCGCGGTGGCGGTTGGAATGAAGACTCACTTCGTCTGGCAACTGGGCAAGAAAAAGAAGATAACCTTTATTAGTGAGGACACAGTGAAAAAGAAGCCTAAACGAGACAAGCAAGCTAAGAGTATCCGTGAATTGCAATTAGACCGTTATCGCCTTGTCAATAAGCGTAGTAATGCCCTCATGCGGCAAGTTGAGGCGGTTGAGGATGATAACTCGCAAGCGGTTGCAGAGTACAGTCGATTAATTAGCGACTTCAATACTGAGATAGACAAGTTGAGTAAAGAGATTAAGGATAGGGGGCAAACACAAACGTCGCTTCCAAACGGAGGCGCTTTTGTTTGCAGCAAAACTTGTGATAGAATGAGAATTGAGAGAGAAACCTATGGCTAGTGAATAACCCATGACTACCCCACGAAAAATTTGCAATGGACACAAAACCGATGGCAGTCCCTGTACATCGCCATTCCCTATGGCTAATGGCAAGTGCAGAGCGCACGGCGGTGCTACCCCAAGAGGCGTAGATAGCCCTCACTTCAAAACAGGCAAGCATAGCCTCTACTATCTGCCTACCAAGCTTAAGGCCATAGCGGAGAGTATCCCTGCCGAATTTGACAAAGATGTTTTGGCGCGCAATACGCTGCTCACCGAAGCATTCATACGCCAAAAGCTTGAACAATTGGAAGATGCGCCTGATTCCCGTGAGGCATGGGAAGGCTTGCGTAGTGATTTGGATAAGCTGATAGAAGCCTTCTCGAATGAGGATTATGGCAAGGTAGCTATTCGCTTGGATAGAATTAGCCGCCTTGTCGATGAGCGCATTTTGTATCACATGGGAGTAAGTGAGATACGCCGTGATTTGGCAGAGCAAAGAGCTAATCAGAAGGCGATAGCCGATATTGAGTTCAAGGGACAAAATGCTATCCCAGTCTCGCAACTAGTTAAGTTTCTTTTGTCGATTACAGAGTTAGCAGGCGCGATTATCAGCAATCCAAAGGAACGATATGCTTTGTTTGACGGTATTGATAAGCTAATTGGCAATCCTGTGAGCAATGCAATTGTGGTGGATGAGAATGCAGATTAATTCGGGCTTAGAAGCGCTGGCGAAAGCATGGCAGGACGTAAAACCGCACATTAATCCTGCCAACGATGCTCCTGCGCCCTATACAAAGGAATGGAATCCGCTTGCCTTCATTCAAAACTATTTCTATACCTACGATACTGAAGATATTCTAGGCTTGCATCCTAGCCAGCTATACCCACTGCAAGAAGCATTGGCACGTTTGCCAGATGGCAGATTTAAGTATCATACGGTGCTATGGAGTTGGCCTAAGAAGTCAGCTAAAAGTACAATCGTTGCCGCCGTAGTCGATTACTGTTGTCTCTTTAAGCCTAAGAGTAGTTGGAAACTTATCGGCAATGACTTAAAGCAGGCAGATAGTCGCGTGGGGCATTACTTGCGAGAGAATATCCGCATTGGGGCAAGGAAAGGCTATGCAGGCCAAGCGAATGACGGTTTAGCGATGCAGGCGATACGACAAGCGACTAAGATAAGCGCAAGCAACTACAAGATTGTCTATCCCAACGCCTCGCAGATTGAAATGATTCCAATCGACCCCCAAGGTGAGGCTGGGGCGAATGATGACGGGATTGTATTCTCAGAGTTATGGGGATGGCGGCATAAATCGCATGAGGCTATGTGGACTGAGATGACCATTAGCCCCAATCGCTACGGTTATGCCCAACGCTGGATAGATACCTACGCAGGCTTTACAGGTGAAAGTCTGGTTTTAGAGCGCTTGTATGAGTCGGTGGTGAAAGAAAGCAACCGCCTTGATATGCCGCACAATGCCGAATGCTATACCGCTAATGGGGTATTCTGCTGCTGGGTGACTCAGCAACTACTCCCTTGGCAACAAATCCCCGAATACTATGAGAGCGAAAAAGCCGATAAACACCCTGCCGAATATGCCCGTATTCATGAGAACAGGTGGACACAATCCGAACAGAGCTTTATTGACATTGCTTATTGGGATGCGTGTGCGGATACGCGCCCTTCAGAAGACGGCGGTATTTTGAAACATCAACAGCATGACGAGGTGATTATCGCGCTAGATGCTGCTGTAACAAGTGATTGTTTTGCGATGGTAGCGTTATCCAGAGATAGGCGATTCCCACCAAAATATGACAGCAATGGAGAACAGATTAGCCCTGAACATTTTGTTAGGCGTTATGCCCGTGCATGGTATCCGCCCAAGGGGGGTAAGATAGCGTTTGATGGTGAGGATAGCCCTAAGTCTGAGCTTAAGCGCCTGATTGCCGAGCATAATGTCTATTGCGTCACCTATGACCCTTATCAATTGGAGTTCTTTGCAATGGAATGCTCACAGGAGCTTGATACATGGTTTGAGGAGTTTCCGCAAGGCACACAGCGCGAAATAGCGGATAAGTTCTTATTCGATGTTATTCGAGAGGGAAGGTTGGCCCATCATGGTACAGATGGCGAATTGAGAGCCCACATTCTCAATTCGGGCGTTAAAATCATTGGGGAAGATAAGCGCCTACGTATCATAAAGAAGAATGAAACCAGAAAGATAGATTTGAATGTGGCAATGTCAATGGCCTGCTATCAGGCATCAAAGGTATTGCCCAAGTAATTTTACAAAATCTAGCAATCATGCTATGCTTAAGCAACTCTCATTCCCCCTCACGATAGGGTTTAGGCATCGGCTTAAGCCCTTTGGCGGAAAACTCCCCCTTATGCCCCATGTACGGCTCATTGTCTAATAATTCATTTGAGGCTAACAATGAGTGGAATACACGTATTAGGTGCAGGGGATTATGAAAGCCTACTTGGAGCATTTCAGCAGGCACAGATTAACGCTATTCAGCAGCTTAATAGCTCAGTTGGTATTAAGCGCAGCGCCAAACTAACAGGCACAGTTGCCAATGGCGCAGGCGTAGGGGAAATCGAAAACTTTGTATCCCCCTATGGATTTCTGATGCTACGTATCCCCAACTGCACAGGCATTGCAGGCAGTACATCCTTACGAATGCAATTAGGCATGGATGCATCAGATACCCTATGCCTCGTTTACGATATGACTTTGCAAAGCACGAACTTAGCAACCGTCCCAACATCGGGTACATTCCAGATTGTCATACCGCAAGCATTGGGATTCCAACGCGCTCAATTAGTTTTATCTGTGAATACAACGGGCGCAGTCGCTTATGAAATGTACGCTTGTGATTTGATGAGTGCTTAAACCGTGATAAACCATTTACAGGCGCGTTCTTATGGAAAGGCCATATAGATGCTTCCTAATCCACAAACGCTAGAGCGCGCGATACGCCGTAATTCCATTCAATCACGGGCCGTTAATCAGCCTGCTTTTAACGTGCCCGTTGGTGGATACATGCCAAGCGGCCTATATGATTCAGGCGCTTTGTTTCAAGTTGGTACTTTAATTGAGAAAATCCCTGAGTGGACAATTTACCCTGCGGCGCGTGACCGCGTCTTACGCATGTTTTACAAGTCCGAACCGATTGCCGCAGGTGCTATCTATTCGATGTCAGCCCGTCTAAAGTCATTGAATTATGTGCTAACAGGCGATGAAACGAAACATGAATATGTGCATACCCTTTTTGATAATGCCGATTATGGTAACGGCCTAAGAATACTGCTATCTAAGACAATTACGGATTTGTCCTGTCAAGATAACGGGGCTTTTTGGGAACTGGTTGGCATGGGTAACCCAGCAGGCGAACTCACAGGCGGTATTGTCATGGGTGTGAATTACCTTGACCCAGCGCAATGCTATCGCAGCTTTGACCCTGAATATCCTGTGTTTTATATTAATCCAATTAATGGTAGTCGCCATAAGCTGCATAAATCACGCGTGATTGCTTTCTCGAATATGCCACAACCGAATGAATTAGCGCGCGGCGTAGGCTTTAGCCCACTATCACGCGCTTTGTTATCGGTACAGCTTGCCAAAGGTATTCTACAATTCCGTTATGAGAAAACCACAGGCCAACGCAGACGGGCGATTGGTTATGGCACAGGCATGACCTCAGCCACGTTACGGCGTATGGTTCAGCAAGCGGAATTAGAAGACGAATCATCGGGCTTTGTCAATTTCGGCGGCGTGCCATTCTTCATGACACCCAAAGGCGAAGTGAAGCTAGACTTGCTAGACTTGGCTTCTATCCCTGACGGTTTTGACTTAAAGACTGAAACGGAAATCTATGTCTATTCACTAGCGCTTGCTTTCGGTGTGGATGCGCGTGAGTTCTGGCCTGCTACCCAAAGCGGTGCTACCAAAGGTGATGCTGCTATTCAGAACATGAAAGCACGCGGCAAAGGGCTGGCTGATTTAATTACCACGATTGAAGACGCGATTAATAAGCGTGTCATGCCAGAAGATGTTAGCTTTGAATTTGACTTTGTTGACGATGAACATGATACCGAAGTAGCTGAGGGCAATCGTATCCAAGTCGATTATCTGACAACGGTTAAGAATGCAGGCGGCCTATCAGATGCACAATATCAAGCACATTTGATTAAAGAAGGCGTGCTTGATGAAGAAATTCTTAAGGAAGCTGATAGCATTGCCATACTACCCAAGCCCGAAGAAGTGGCAGAGGCTAACCCAGCGCCCCCCACTTTGGAAGAAGCTTTAGCCGATAATGCAGGCGATATAACAGAAGAAAAAAGCATAAGCACCTATCGCAGTAGCTTACGTGCCTCCGCCGTTGCTTATCTTGAGGATACTGTCTCACAAGTGGGCTTTGTAGCACTCATGGATTCAACTGTACGCTTACATGTTCGAGAGGCATGGATAGGCGGCGCTGCTGAGGGCGGTTTGCGACAAGGTGATTTTACTGAAGAAGAAATCATGAGCCTTGAAACGCTTGTACGCAGTCAGCAAAGCTATGTCATGGGGGTAGCTGATTTCATTGCCACTGAGAAGCGCAAGGAAAAACCCGACTTCGTAGCAATCTTTGAACGCCTGAATTTGTGGGTTAATCAGTACGCTTATTTCTATAACTTAGGCTTGATGGCGAGCAAGACGAATCAGAAGCTCCAATGGCTTAGAGGAAAAACTAAGGCTGGATGTTTGACTTGTACCACCTACGATATGAAAATCTATCGCGCTTCTGTCTGGAAGAAGTACGCCCCGTTACCGCGTTCTAGGGAACTGGAATGCAAGGGCTATCAATGCCAGTGTGACTTATACCCGACAGATGAGCCTGCTACTAGAGGCACGCCTGCACGCATGAAAACACATGAGGGGCATAATCATGGTGAACATTAGGGGGAAAGCCTTTATTCCCAATACACCCAAAGACCCCAAGAATTTCTTAAAGGAACTCGAAAGGCGCTATGCCCGAATAGGTGAACAGATAAGGCGCGATTTCGAGAGAACGGTATCCACATGGGATAAGAAGCCTAAGTTTACTGTGAAGCGTATTCGCACAAGCACAGGCGCGATTACCTATGAAGCAGGAACGGATAACGAGATTTACGGTTATGTCACACTGGGAACTAAACCGCACATTATCCGAGCTAAGAACGCGCCGTTTCTATCCTTTCGTACAGGTGGAAGCCCAAAGACTACACCTAACTTATTGACAAGCAAAGCAGGATTTATAGGGGATGGATGGGCGAAGAAACAAGAGGTTCAGCATCCGGGGACTGAAGCGCGTAATTTTCACAAAATCATTGCCAAGCGCTTTCAGGATAAGGTAGTCAAGGAAAGCAATCAAGCGCTAAGAGGCTATTTAAGCGATAAGCAGAAAGTGAGATAGTGATGGAAGAGAATCAAGAACAAAAAGACGGGGAATACCCGATATTTACACTCAGTCAGGCTGAGGCGGAGTATACAACCGCAAGCACTAGCCCTGAGTTACAATGTGCAACCTGCCGCTTTTTTAGTGCTAGCGATAGCAGTTGCTATATTGTCCAGAATACGCCTTATCCCATTGTTTCAGGCGGTAGCTGTAAAATGCACATGCCTATCCCGATGCCTGCAATGGTAGAAGATGAGATGGGCGAAGCATCCGATATAGATATGGGCGAAATGGCGGCAAAACCCAAGCCCGCTTTTCTAAATGGCGATGATGAAGAAACGGACGAAAACCCTAAGCCTAAGAAAGCCCTAGATTTGCTGCAATCGGCAACGAACGCCATAAGCGGCCTACTGCCAACGCTATCGAAATGGCTTAATCCTGATATATCTGAAACACCCGAAACAAGCGGCTTTAAGGTTTTGGAAGATAACCGTTTCTTAGCCTTCTGGACAAACAATTTCAAAGACAAAGAAGCAGAAATCATCTCAGAATATGCCATTGATGAGTTTAACAATAAGGCCAATAGCGGCCTTATCCCCATGCCTGAACTCTGGTGGATGCACACAAAGGGAACGCGCCACGGGCAAGTCGAAAAGCTATTCCGTGTTGGGCACTTTGCGCTAGCAGTTGGGCGCTTCGATGCTGAAAGCACTAATCCGCTTGTGAAAATTTTCAAGCAGTGGTATGCTAAACAAAAAAACATCACCATGAGTCACGGCTTTTTCTACAAGCCGTCTCTAAAAACCAATGGCGTATATCATCACATACGCACCTACGAAATAAGCTCCCTTATCGCTGGTCGTGAAGCGAACCCGTATACCACATTTGAGGTAAATAAAATGTCTCTCATCACCGAGAATCAACGCGCTGATTTAGAGCGTGAATTTGGCAAAGATTTTGCCGAGCGCATTGTTAGCCAAGCTGAGGCACAAGGAAAAGCGCTTGAAAGCCAAGATATTGCATTCAAATCGCTTCCGAGTGGCTTCGGCGCTGAAACCTTGCTTGTATTGGGTGCTGTCAAGGTAGTCGAGGACGATGCTAAGAAAGCCAGCAATGAGGCTACAGACGTTGGCAATCGTCTAAATGGCGTAGAGCAGAAGATGGGCAATTATGCTGATTCAGTTATTCGCTTGACTGAAAAGGTTGACGAACTCACCAACTACCTGAAACAATTGACGAACATCCAACCGCCTGCTAGTCGTTCACCTTTGTCAACGATTAAAACCGATGACAAAGAAGCTAATTTCCTGCAAAAGAAGAATGAGGAACAGGGCAAAGCATTCGTGCCTATCCTTAGTCAGATGAAAGCAATGGGTGAGTTTGAGAATTTCACACCGCCCACTAATCCTGAGTAGTCACTCTTAAACGCGAAACGTGCCGCGCCTTGACCCAACTAACCAATGAGGCGCTTAACCATGTCACTGTTAGAACAATTTCAAAAAGAAGCAGGGGTACAAGCCCCGGCAATGCCTGCGATGCAACAGGCACAAAAGAATGACCCAACAGGCAGTCCTGTAGGGCCGTATAATCATGGGCAGAACGGGATTTTCTATCTGCCATACTCGAATAACCGTCTAGTCTCCACGCTCATCATGCCGCGCGGCGGTTTGATGGATGTTTTGCCTGTGCTGGATAGTGACCCCTACGAAAGCCCACAATCGAATATGTTTGGTGGGCGTGTCTATGATTATGACACCATCATGACGGGGTTAACGGCTGGCGATTTAGACGATTTCGATAACCAACCCACCACCGACTGCGCCGATGGCCCAGTGGGCGGTTTAGCCAAACTCTGTACGCAGATTAACACAATGGCGCGTTATCGCGGCGGCACACGCGAAGTTTCTTTGTTTCGCGCAGGCCAAGCCTATAACCGCCTTGACGAAATGTCACATAGTTTGCTGAACCAATCGGAAGCCTTGCGCGGCTTTTTCGGGATGCCTGAGAATATGCCAGCGCAAAACGATATTATCATGAATGAAGCGGCACGACGTATGTTTGAGGCGCTGGTATCCTTCCGCCGTATGTTTGCCCAACGCATCTGGATTGGTAGTCCTGCCAATAACAGTGGTGAAAAGCGCGATATTCTAGGGCTACAAACCCAAGTCAACACAGGTAAGAAAGATGTTTTCCAAAATATCCTCTGCCCTGCTGCTGATAGCATCGTGCGCAATTTCAATTTCAATGCTGCTGAGGGCGGCGGCGCGCTGGACATCGTTGATGAAATGGAAAGCATTGAATACGTCAACCAGATTAACGCTGATAGAATGGGGCTTGGCCCTGTTGATGGCGTGCTGGTCATGCGTGAAGAAATTTTCTATGCCCTCACCAACGTCTGGCCTGTGAAGCAGTATCAGGCCGTGATTGCGGCGCTAGCTGCTCAAAATGGTGGTGATAGAACTCGCATGACCATTGATGCAACGGGCGCGGCACGCGAACGTAATACTTTCCGCACAAGCAAGATGTTGCCCTTGAACGGCAAGATGTACCGCGTGGTGATTGATGACGGCATTCCCCAATTGAATAGCACCAACAGCGCAAGCGTGCCTGCTGGTAGCTATGCCAGTGATATTTACTTCATTCCAACAACTGTCATGGGCGGAATGCCTGCTACATTCTTCCAATATTTCAATCATGACAACCGTCAAGCACAAGGGCTATTGGAACGCATTCCGGGGAATAATAGTTTCACGTTTACGAGTGACGGCGGCTCGTTCCGTTGGTATATCAACTTCAAAAACGGTTGCTTGACACTCAATTTCGAGTTCAGCCCGTGGTTGAAGATGAAAGTACCTATGGTGGCTTGGCGTTTGACCAATGTTAAGGTTACACCGAACCTCATGGCGCGTGACTTTGACCCTGCTAGCAGCTACTTTGCAAATGGTGGCAGTATCGGCAATAACCAAAGTACGAATGAGGTTATTTACCCCGGATGGGCTGAAAGTTCGCAGAACATCTAAACGAGTTCTCGCCTTGGTTGAAGATGAAAGAGAGTGGCGCAAGCCCTCTCTTTTTGCTTTTCCTAAAACTCGTGTTATCATATCCATATCTATAATAGATAAGGTATCTAATGGACACGCCAACTATCTCAATTAAACGTGCCGAGTGGCGCGAAACAGTACAGCATTGCTTAGACGAAATTGACGCGATACTCCCCTCCCCTAATTGGGATTACATTATCTTTGGTGATGAGTCCCAAATCGACAGCTTTAAGCCCCTACCCCTAAAGAATATCAAGCTATCGGCTACGCTATTCATGGAAATGCCGCCTGAAGAAAAGGGGCGCATTGTGATATTGCCCCGTTCCTACAAAGTCACTGTGACTGACTACGATGAGAATGAGAATCCAATTGGCTTAAAAAAGATAGATAAGCCCGTTTCCTTTCTGGTATACCATGCCAAGCGTAACCCATTCGATGCGCCGCAATTCCGACTTGCCACGCCTTCTTATGCCTATTTAATTAAGATAGTTGAGGATGAAAACAATGAATGAATTTCCGAAGATAGCACTACTCGTTATCACCTATAAAAGACTCGAAGTTCTCCAGAGAACCTTAGAAGCCTTGCGCGAAAACTTGCATTATCCTGCCGATAAGTTGCATATCGTGGTATCAGACGATAGCACGGGCGGCGGCTACATCGGCAAAATCAAGAAATTGAAAGTGTTAAAAGGTTGGGGCGCTACTGTACATGTTTTAGAAACGCCTTCACGCTCAGGTTGGGGGGCGCATGTGAACATAGCCCATGCCCATATCATGGCGCATATTGACCCAGATTATATTTTTTTCTGCGAAGATGACTATGTACTAACAGAACCGATTGACTTGCGCGTTGGCGCGGCGCTTCTGGAAACACGGCCTAATATTGGCATGTTGCGCTATCGTGGTACGGCAGGCACGCATGTGATTTATCATCAATTCGAGACCGACATTAGCGATTATGTTCCCGATTATGATGAGAACGCAGGGCAATCGGTAGGCAAGTTATCTTATTTGCAACTAGATTCAGGTAGCCCGACATTGTACCTCTATTCACACGGGGCGCATTTGAAGCGCATGAAGCCCAAGCAGGGACACAAGGCATGGCATGAGCATTATCTGAATTACCCAGAGGGCTTAGTCCTCGGTCAAACTGAGGAAGCGGCGGCACACATCGCAAAAGATAGAATGAAACTTGACGGCGCGCCTGCGCTGGCGATTTTGCCTGCTTACATTCGCATGGTGTTTCAGCACATCGGAGAGAGCTATCAAGGTAGTAGCGATGATATTGGCGATAAGATAGAAGCATTAGGATAAGCGCTATAAACACAGCGCAATAGGAGAGAGAACAATGAAAACCTACGTATTTATTATCCTAGATATCGAGATAACAGTTCCGCCTTATCGAAAATATGTGATTGCCGAAAGTGAACACGCTAACAACGAAGAAGCAGGGCGCGTAGTTATCTTGCTAGAATCAACGGGCTTAAAAGTCATTTCCGTTTATCCTAAAGACGCTCAGGTGTTTCTCAAAAAGCGATAGGAGAGAAAAATGATTAACAATCAAGAAATCAAAGGCGACGCGCCGCTATCGCCTTACACATCGGTTCCGGGTTGGGAAACGGAAGCGGAGCAAGGCGTACTAATTACAGTAATGCAGGCCGTAGATGATTTTGAATGCTACCCAACTATTGTTGAAATCGGTAGCGAAAACGGCATGAGCGCAAGCATTTTTGCTAAGTATGGACATGAAAACAGTAGCAATATTGTTTGCATCGAAATTGACGAAAATGCGAACTTCTGGCATAACCTACAAGTGCTAGGGCTTGATAGAAACATTATCCCTATCTATGGCAATAGCGCCCAAATGGACTGGCAAGTTGAGGCCAAGCGAATTGAAGTCAAGCAAGCAATTGACTTACTCTTTATTGATGGTGACCATAGCTATAACGGGGCATTGGCCGACCTACGCAATTTCGCGCCTTTTGTTGCAAGCGGTGGCTACTTGCTTTTGCATGATTGCGCTTGTGAAACCAACAAACTCCCCCACAAGCAGCACAGAGACGTGAGTGAGGCGCTTAACGTCTGGTTGAAAGAAGCTGGCAAGGAACTCGGTTTTAAGTGTCTATTCACAGTCGATAGCTTGATGGTATTTCGGAGGATGGCATGAAACTTGATATAAACAACCCTCCGAAAGGGTTCAAAATTCACGCCTCAGATGGCATAGTCGTTTTAATCCCTGTTGAGGATTGCGTTATTGTAACCAATAAAGAAACCGTGCAAAAAACCAACGGCATATCTGTCGATGTTCCCAAAGGTGCTAGGTTTTCGCTCTTTTGCCTATATGGTATTAGCGAATTTCACGCGCAATCGAAACCGATTGAAAAACTTGAAACTCCTGAAGGCTTTTCTCCTTTTGGGGGGATTTGGTACTTTGATATTGACGATGTTGATATTGAAACATCATCCGAAATAGAAACCATTTATGAAGATATGAAAGCGGATAAGCTAGGAACGCACCTCTATGAGGGGCTAAAAACACAAAGCAATCAGATATTTTTTGTTGTGATAGAGCAGGAAGAAGGCAGTCGATATTACAACACACTTGAGATTGTCTCAACAAAAGAGGCCGCGATAAAGCTTATCGAAAACAAAAAGCAGTTTCAAGAAAAACATAACTATAAACCCCATAAATTCACATGGTACATGCATAATATTTGGGAGTTGGAATGAATCCTAAACCGCCGCAAGAATTACCCTATCAGGAGCAAGTCCAGTTCTCGCTTGAAGCTATGCCAGCATTTCGAGATAGCGATGAACCTTGTCAGGAAAACGATTGCGTTATTATCTTCATGCCACCACAAGGCACATTGTTAGCCGCCGCGCTTGGCTTTAGGAATTTCGGCTTTTTCATCGGACTTGTCATGTCCTTTGGCGCGCCATACGGCTTTGGAAAAGTCATGCACGTTGTGAATGGTACAGCATTCGTGTGGTATAGTACCTTCCCCACGCCAGAAGATACCGATATAGACACGGGAGTTATCTCACAAAATGGCAACTAAAAAAGTTTTCTCATCCCCCACGCCCTCACAAGCCAAGATGGATGATAGCAATTCAATTAACCAGATTGTTCTCAAGATGGCGGAACTACTACCAGAGCATGGGTGGGAAATTACAGAGGATAAAAGCAACGCTGATTTAATCGCCAGACACGCAGGGCAATCACACGATGGTAGCTATGATTGCGATGTGGCCCATTCACACGGCCTGCTCCCTACCTTTGAGCAACGCGATACACGTTGGTGGTTTGGTGCTAATGTCAACGTGATAGAAAGCCTGCGTTATGCGCGTGCTATCACTGTGCCGAGCGCGTGGGTTGGGCAAATTATTGAGAGAGAACTCAATCGTAAGGCAGTCGTTATTAATTGGGCAACGGATAGCAAGCTATGGGAGATGCAGGGCGTAAAGGTGGAGCGCTGGGCAAATGGCGAACTGCATACCGAACGCAGTCATAAGGCTTACACGCTTTGGAATAAGACACGTGCTGATTCTACCTGTGACCCTACGCCAATTGAATACCTTGCCAAAGCCAAGCCTGAAGCTTTATTCATGACAACCTTCGCTAATGATGCGCCGCCGCAAAATCTGAAAGTCATAGGCCGTCAAACATTCCCAAAGATGCGCGAAATTGTGCAGCAAGCAGGGCTATATCTGGCAACGACTAAAGAGACATTCGGCATTGGGACGTTAGAGGCGATGGCTTGCGGTATCCCCGTATTGGGCTATAAATGGGGCGGAACTGAGGATATTGTAGAGCATGGGCTAACAGGCTATCTTGTTGAGCCCAACGATTTAGAGGGTCTTGTTAAGGGTTGGCATTGGTGTATGCGGCATCGCTCTATTCTCTCGAAAAACGCCCGTAAAGCCGCTTTAGATAAGCATTATTCATGGGAGCGTGTAGCCCAGCAATTCGCGTCTGTTTATGACAGCGTTCTTGAGGAAAAAGAAGCGGAGAAATGGCAGACAATCAAAGTCTCTGTTATCGTGCCTTGCTACAATTACGCGGTTTGGCTTCCAGAAGCTATTCGTAGTGTTGCCATGCAAGAAACCGACTTTCGCTTTGAAATCTGCATTGTCGATGATGGCAGTACAGACGATTCTTTTAAGGTAGCGCTTGCTTTGAAAGAACAGTACAAAGACAAGTGCGATATTATCGTTTGCAATAAGCCTAATGAGGGCGTAGCGCTAGCCCGTGACTACGGCATAAAAACCACCATTGGCAAATATATCTTGTGCCTCGATGCTGATGATATTTTAGGCGCGCCCAACTTCCTGCAAACCCTCTATGATGCGCTTGAAGCTGAACCACTTTTGGGCGTTGCTTATACGGGGCTTGCGGTATTCAAAGGTAAGGCTGAGGACGGGGCTAGCCCTAGCGCATGGCCTCCCCAATTTGACGTGGTTAAAATGATGCAAGGGCAAAACCAAGTCCCCACCTGCGCCATGATGCGCAGACGCGCCTATGAGCAAACGGGCGGTTATCGTAAGCATTTTACCCCTGCTGAAGACGCGGCCTTGTGGTACTCGATTAGTTTACTCGGCTGGACTATTCGCAAGGTTAGCGAAAAACCTATGTTCTTTTACCGCTTGCATGATAATTCGCTGTCCTCAGTGATTCGCAAAGGTGAAAAGAAAGAACCTAAGTGGACACATCAAAGCGATGCAGCAACGGCAAACCGCTATCCAATGGCGGCACAAATCCCACCGCTAGATAAGTCTTTGCCCTCGCACCCTGTACGCAACTACGATAGACCGCTTATTTCTGTGATTATCCCCGTTGGCAAAGGCCATGAGATTGAGGTTAGTCGGGCTTTGGATAGCGTGGCAAGTCAAACCGAATGGCGTTGGGAGGCTGTGGTTATCAACGACACAGGCGCAAAGCTGGAACTACAGCAAAAGTGGGTAAAGCTGATTAACGCTAACGGGGCAAGTCCGAAAGGCGCAGGCGCAGCGCGCAATATCGGTATCAGTGAGGCTAAGGGTAAATTCCTTGTATTCCTTGATGCCGATGATACGATAGAACCGAGCTTCCTTGAGAAATGCTATCAGCTATGGCGTGCAAAGGGGCAATATGTTTATACCGACTGGCAAGAGGAAAAAGGTGGCAAATTAACGCCTCATCCAACCGTTGAGTATTCACAGGAAGCGATATTCACGCGCATGTCGATACACCCGATAACGGTATTCATTCCAAAAGACTGGGTTTTGAAAGTGGGTTGCTTTCCAGAAGACTTGCAAGCATGGGAAGATACCGAACTTTTTATCAAGCTTGCCATACATGGTTTTTGTGGAATGCGTTTAGCTGAGGCGCTTTTAGTGTATAATCACGATACAGGTAAACGCCGTGAAATTGGAGCAAGCAATAGCGATGCGCTTAAAGCAGTATTCAGAGAACGCTTTGGAGAGTATTTAGACGGAAGGAAAAAGCCAATGGGATGCTGTGGACAACCTGCAAAGAAAGCGGTACTGAAAAACAATAATCAGCCGATGATTCGCGTCATGCTTCAAAATGGAAAATTAGGCGCGGAAACATTACGCGGCGCAGCAACCAAAACCAATTACGGCGTTAAGCGGCATGGCGATATATTCCTGATGTTTACCCAAGACGCGGCAGTATCTGATATTTTTGTGCCGATTGCCGAGGATGAGAATACCGTCAACCCAACGCCTGAACCTATTGCACCTGTGGGGTTATAATGCAAATCCATATCCTAAACAGTCTCGCAACATGGCGACTAACTCAGATGCTAAATTCGGAAACGGGCGAACGCGGCCCTTTTGCCATTTTGGATAGGGCTAGGGAGTATGTCCAAGATAAGAAATTCGAGATAAGCAGAGATGCTATCCATCAGTACGAACGGGCTAGGGATATTCCTGAATACTCATTTTGGGGCGAACTATCTGAGGCGCTTTACTGCAAATTTTGCCTTAGTGTTTGGATTGGCATTACTATCGCGCTTGTCACACGTCAAAATATCTTGTATGGTTTTGCCTATTCAGCAGCAAGCCTGCTGTTCGGGCGAATTTTTGAAAGGTTAGATAATGGCTAATTCACAGGTTCAAACTCTACTCCCGTTGGACCAGTTCGCTAGCATCATGGGCATATCCCCTTTCGAGTTCAATCAGATAGGGGAGGGGATTACTTATCATAGAGAGAATCAATGTCAGTCGGTTTTCTTTCAATATAGCTGGATGCGGCAATTTTTAAGCCGTGACGAAGTAGCACGCGCTATCTCGAAAGCTGAACACGCTTTAGCCAACATTCTCAACTTCTGGCCTGCGCCCAAATACATCACGAATGAGACAATTCCCTATCCACGCTCAGTACAAAGCTCGCAACCTAATTTTATGACTCCACGCGGTCAATGGAAACCAGTTAAGGCGCGCTACAACTATATTCAGGCGCTTGGCACACTAACAAGAACTTTGATTGAAGCTGATGTAGTCTATGTCGCAAGCGATGATGATGGGGATGGGGTAGACGATACCTTTACGCTAACCGTTGCCACCACCGAAACCGATGCCACAAAACTCGCTTTGTATTTCAATGCCAGCGACAGAAATACAGCACTTGGAGAGGCTTGGCAGATTCGCCCTGTGCAATGCACAATCTCAGGTGGCAATGCGGTCTTTGTGGGCAAATTATCCCAAATTACTGTACCGCTTCTTTGGCGCTTGCCCGATGCTGATAAGCTAGATGCTGCTGACGTAGCCATCTATGTTGAAAGCCTTGATATTTACTTGCACGAAACCGATAGCGCCAATGCAGGGACGGCCTATTGGGATGGCTATGTAGGGCAAAGTGGCACAAGTAGCGGCAGCATTGATAGCAACTCAGTGATTAGCGAAGGTGAACTCGGCTATTTCCGTCCTGCAATTTCGCTGTGTTCTTTGTGGAATGCTAGCCCGAATAGGCTAATTGTCAATTACTTGGCAGGCTATCCACGAGAGGCCGATGGCTCTATGGCTGAACCGTTTGCTTCAATTGTGGCGCATTTAGCAATGGCCTACATGCCTGCAAACTCTTGCGGATGCGAGAGAAGCAATCAGATATTTAGGTGGTGGAGGTCATACCCCTCTGACGGAGAAGAGGGAAGACGACCAATGATACCTTCTGAAATCGCCCAATGCCCATTTCCGCCCACTAGAGGCGGATTGTTCGCTTGGGAGGGGGTACTCGCTTGGCAACTTACAGGCAGCGCTATGGGCTAACTTGCCATAAAGGAGGTAAGACGTTATAATGCTAAGAAAAGAGTATACAGACTTACGCGGCTTTAAGCGCCGTGTTGGGGTGCTAAACAGCACAGACGACCCAAGCGAAGGCATACCATTAGATGTATTTCTGGACTTGGATGAGCTTTACAGTGACGTACCAGAAACATTCCGCGTGGCCTTATATAACCGATTGTGGGATATGGGGCTGATAGAAGCTACTGATTTCCTCGCCGCAAATGCCGCAAACCGCGTCAAAACGGCTCTCCAATTAACGCTCAAAAGTGCAGCGACTGACATAGTTCGTTTCATCACTAGCATAAATTTGGAGAGTAATCAAAATGGGACAAGCCATAAGCGACATGCTTAAAATTGCAGAACGCGCTATCTTTCTCCAAGAAGGCGGCGCGTCTCCTGCTTCACAACCTTTTTATAGAGGCGAGGCCGTTGGCGGCGGCTTCAATACACCGCAAGGTGATGTTACCCCTATCTACTTGCCATCCCGTGAGCAACCTAATAATTGGGATATTGTGGATGTGTATCAAGGTTCACAGGGCTTGCCTACGAGCGACTTTACAGCCCGTGTGAATTATGTCCAGTATCGCAAATGGCAAAACTTGCGCTTGCGCCGTTGCCCCTTCACGTTTTACGTGAAACATGATGATTGTGGGCGGCCTGATGACCCCCGTAGTTGGATATACAAAAAACTCTATTTGGATACGCGCTTCACAGACTTCACAGACGCAGCAGACGGCACATTGCAAGGTGATGACCAAGCGCCTGTAGAACTCACAGGCTCAATCACGTCCTTAGCTGAGTACATCCTCTACCCTATCTCATTTGAGGAAGTAGCAGACGCGGCGATTCTGGCAGATGTGCTTGATGGCTTCTATGCTTCTATCGCCTCATGCGGTGGCAAGTGCGGTGAACGCAAAGACGAATGCAATAATTTCTATGCGCTAACCGCACTCAATAGCGGTAGCCCCGGACTTTCTTCACAGCTTGTTATCTCCACCGACAATAAGCAAACATGGAACGCGCTGGATATTCCAACCCTCGGCGGTTTAGCTGGTACTGCGATTGCCGATGCTGGTAGCTATATCGTGCTGGTTAGCCAAAACATGGCAGGGCATCATTTTATTCGCTTCTCCGATGCGAACGCGCTAGATGCAGGTGGATGGGCTTTCCTCAATACCGATTATCAAGCAGGCGTAGGCTTATGGGATGTTTTCGCGCTATCGCCTGAGGAAGTCTATATCGCGGCGGCAGATGGTTACGCTTACCGCTTGAATAGCCCCGATGGTGCGCCTACGATTTTGACTGAAGGCTCAATCGTTTCAACTGATTTGAAGCATGTTGATGGTTACATTCGCACAGTGGTTTTTGCTGGCGATAGCGGCGTGGTGCTAGTCACACAAAATCAAGGTAGTTCGTTGGTGCTTAAGCCGATTACCTTGAAAGACGGCACAGTCATTACAGGTAATGTAACCGCGCTCGGTGTCTTGTCGGATAATATCTGGTTCTTGGCTGTAGGTGGTGTTTTATACTACACGATTGACACAGGTGAGACCTACCAAGCTAAAGCGCTTAATTCGGGCATTAGCGTGATTAATTCCATTCGCTTCTCTAATCCGCTTGTGGGTTACATCACGGCGGAATTGGGCGGCGTAGGAACGGTTTATCGCAGTCATGACGCAGGCTATAGCTGGCAAAACAATGACCCTGATATTGACGGCATTCCAACCGTGACCCGTTTCAACTTTGCCGCACCGTGTGGTGTTAACGAAGTTGCCGCAGGTGGGCGCGTATCGGCTGGGGGCGATGGCCTCTTGGCAATTGGCAGTTAAGCAGTACAAATAGGAGAGAGAATCCATGACAGAAAAAACCCGTGAGGACATTATCGCGGAAGTCCGTTCAAGTGTAAGTCAGTCGATTAACGACTGGTTTTTAGACCGTGAAACAGGCAAATTTTACAGCAGTGAAGGCAAGGACTTAGGCTTTGCCTTCTTTCCTGAGAAGCGCCTGTTTATCAATAGCGAAGGCTATCATATTGAATTGCGCCGTGTGAACATGCAAACAGTTGCCAATTTCACGGCGGCCTATGATAAAAAGTATGCCCCTAAAGTGCCCCTGAAACGTATCAAGGTGGATGAAAACGAATACTATTCAGAGGGCAATATCAACGACCCTGCTTATCAAGATGAACTCCACCGCCATGACCAAGCTAAAGAAATTGCACAAGCTGCTTATCAATTCTCACTCGCTGTTAAAAACCCACTCCCCCCACGCAGTGAATGGGATGATGTTTTTGCGATGGCAGTAGAGGCGTTGCAAGCATTATCCGATGAACCGCTTAAAGATTATTCCATTCGTTATGAGTGGATAAATGCCATGCTACCCACCAACACCGAGTTAGTTGTTTTTGTGCAAATTGTCATGGGGGCAGAATTGCCAACGGTGGAGGCGCTTCGTAAAGCTGAAAGCCGATTTCCGAGCGAACATGGGGCTAACGGACATAAGGAAGTATCGGCCTGAACCCGGTATTGCTGAATTTTCCTACAATATGGAGTTCGAGTTACAGGAAGCGGCGGTTGCAAGAGATATAAGCCCGTTAGAACTCGCTGAAATGCCCGGTATACAGCTATGGTTGAAAGATGAAAGCGATATGTGCAAGGCTGATTTGTTAGTCTGGTATAGGCTAAAAAACCAGATTGAAGCGACAAGTAATGACCTACAGAGCAAGCACATCAAACGATTGCAGGCGAAAGCCAGAATGAATCGCAATGGCAGATAGTGGACTCGAAAAGATTGGCGTATCAGTAGTTGCGGAGGGTTTGGCGGCCTATCAAAAAGGCATGTCTGATTACAAAAAATCCACCGATGACGCAACGAAGGCTACGCAAAATTATCAGAAGCAAACCGAGAGCGCAGGCCAAAAAGGGTCTGGGCTTCTTGGGTTTATCAAAAATCTGGTAGGCGGCCTTAAGCAATCGGCACAAGCAGCAACCGCGAATATACCCGGCTTTCAAGGCTTATCCTCTGCCATTGGGGGGCTTAGTTCTGGCGCTTTAGTTGCCATTGGCGGCATTGCCTTACTCACGGCTGGCATATTCAGCTTAGGCCAACGTGGGGCTGAGGTTATCGGTATTCAGAATGCTTTTAATAATACCTTAGGGCAGTTTCAAAACGAACTTGGCACAAGTACCGAATACCTTGACGGTTTGCGGTTGGCGGCTGGCGACACAATCTCCGAACTCGAATTGATGCGCATTACCAATATCGCGCTTGCTGGTGCAACGGGCGAAGCTGGTACAGCCTTTGGACAAGCGCTTCCTAAGTTACTAGAAATTGCCCGTGTGCAAGCGGCGGCAACGGGGCAATCTGTTGACTACTTATTCCAATCGCTTGTTACGGGTATTAAGCGCAGTTCGCCCCTACTTATTGATAATACGGGCTTGGTTCTCAAGATTGGTGAGGCCAATGAGACTTATGCCGCTAGCATTGGCAAAACAGTTGAGGAACTCACAGCGCAAGAAAAACAAATGGCTTTAATTAACGCAACGGTTGAAGCTGGTAATGCCGCGATTGAAGCCGCAGGCGGTGTCCAAGAAACAGCTGCGACCAAGATGGCGCGTGCAATGGCGCTTATTGAGAATAATCTTAATAATCTTTCTGTCGCAGTAGAACCGATACTGGGCGGCATTCTGGATTATTTCAACTTTGTATTCAAGGCTATGGCAGATGCATCCGCCATAGTTGGCCCGATTTTGCGCGAAGTGGTTTTACGAATCGGTGGGCTTTTTTCAAGCATAGGCCAATTCATTCAGCCTGCGGCGCAATTCATTATGGATACGATTGGCAACTTAGGGCAAATGTTAGTCGGTGGCATTGCCTTCTTCATCAAGGGCGCGGCGGCAATTTCGGGCGCAATAGGTAACGGGTTACTGGCAGGCGCAAACGCTTTTGTTTTCCCTGCGGTTATTGCCATTGCTCAATTCATTGCCGACTTTTTAAGCGGTTTTAGCCCCCCAAAGAAAGGGCCGCTATCCACAATTGATAAGGGCGCGGCTAATGTCATGGCGGCTTGGACTGAGGGCTTTGTAGGCGCGTTTAAGCCCCAATCCATTGCTGATGTTGCGGCGCAAGTGGATGCCCAATTAGGCTTAATCGGTAGCATGGGTATTGGGCAAGTAGAGAAGCGCTTGCGACAATTGGATAAGTCGCTTAGGCCATTCCAAGAGCAGCTTAAGATTGTCAAAGATAACTTTGATGCGCTTAAAGAACCTGCTGAGGCCGCTTTACGCGCTATAGATAGGCAGTTGGAGCGCTTAGGGCCAGCGCTTGCAGCTGGGGATACGGAAGCGGCAAAGCTTACCCAGCAATTGAATGTCCAGCGCTTGGCAATTCAAAAGCGCCTCGACTTACAGCAAGACGGTGTAGACCAAGCCCAAATCCAATTAGCTTTGCAACAGGCCCAACAGCAGCAAGAAAGAACCTTACTCGAAATTCAGAAAGCCCGTTTGGGCACGCAAGAAAAGCAAGCCAAAGCAGTCAAGAAAACCGTTGCGGCAAGTGGTGAAAAAGCGCCCAAACCAAAGACGGGCGGCGCGGCACCAGCCCCAGCAACAGAGGCGGCAGGCGGCGCGTCTATGCAACTGCCCGGAATGGCAGATAGTCTCACAAATCCGCTTGCAGGGCTTGATGCTTTTGGGGCGGAAGTCGGTACTGAGTTTATGGACTTCTTATCGGCAGGCGGTGAACTCGAAACATTCCAAAGCAATAGTGGTAAGCTTGGAGAGATATTCGCGCAAATTGGGGAAAGCAATCCTGTACAAGGTATCATTGGGGCATTTGATGGCTTTGGAGATGCCCTACAAGAGAATTTTGTCACGCCCATTAGTGAGAAAATCACTGAGGGCGTAGGCTGGTTTACAGACCCGACCGTAGAAGGCGGTTTAGCGAACTTCTTTACGCGTATTCGGGAGCAAGGTGTAGCGAGTGTGCTAGGGGATTTGGCTATTCCCTTTGGGCAGTTCTTATTTGATAGCATTACAGCGCCAATTGATGCACTAAGCCCACTTACCACGCTGATAGATGCATTCTGGCCTGCAAAGGAATGGATTTTAGGTACAGCCGAGGGCGGCGGTTTGCCCTCTTTGCTAGCTGAAATTGGCAAAGCTTTCGACTTCGTGCCTGATATGATTTGGAGCGCTTTGCAATCTATCGGCTTGCTTTTGTGGAATACCCTAGCTGTACCTTTTGTTGAGGCGATTAATACCATTATCGACAAAATTAACGAGTTCTTTGGGGTGATTAACAATTCCGAGCTTGTCAATTTTGCTAGAACCCAACTCGGTATTCAGATACCAGAGGTTAGCTTTGAGCGTATTGATACCGCCGCGCCTGCTTCCTTGACCAATCCACCCCCACCCCCTGCTAGAAAAGGCGGTTTGTTTGGCGGCGGCGCAGTACGCACACATAGAGAAGAAGTTATGATGGGCGCTGAACCTTTTGCGGTATTCTCGCAACAGTTTGTAAAAGCGATGAGTGTTTTAAGTAACGCGATATTATCAGGAGGCATGGCAAGTCAATCTTTACAAATGCCCGTGATGGCATCAGGTATGGGCGGCACAACGAACAATAGCAGTACAATTATCAATGCCAATATGAATGGAAATAGTAGCCCTGTGGATATTGCCAACCGCATCGCTATGGAACGGGCTTTGGGATGAGTGGATACCCGAACTACGTACTCAATTGCTACGACACGGGCAACTTTGGCGCGCTGCTTATCTCCTTGCCTGTGAGCGAAGGATTCAACCTAACATACTCCA